GAGGGCGACATTACTTGGGCGGCCTTCGGCCCGACAACGTGAGCAAACGAGTAGAGCATGGCAGCACCAAAGAAGACCGAAAAGGGCAAGGGCGACGAGCCCGACGACAAGGACGACGTCGACACCGGGACGACCGACGACGACGAGACCGGCGACGATGACGACGACGACGATGACGACGAGACCGGCGACGATGACGACGACGACGACGACGACGACGACGACGACGACGACGACGACGACGACGACGACGACAAGGGCAAGGGCGACGAGGACGGCGACGGCAAACCCAAGCCGCGAAAGAAGACCGCAAAGGAGAGATCGGCCGACAAGCTGAAAGATCCCGAGGTCCAGCGAGCGATCCGCACCGCATCCCGAAAGGCAGCGCGCGAGGCCAAGAAAGAGGCCAAGAGCACCGCCGCCGCCGAGAAGAAAAAGGCCGACATGTCGGAGGCCGAGCGGTTGAAGGCCGAGAAGGAGGAGGCGGTAACCGCGGCGACAACCGCCCGCGATGAGCTGGAGACCTCCCGGGCCGAGCGATCTTTCTACAAGGCGCTGGCCGAGTCAGGGAAGACCCTCGCCGACCCAGACGCCGCCGAGTTCCTTCTGGCGAAGGCCAAGAAACTCCGCGCCGACGACGAGGATCTCACGATGGACGACGCGGTCGCCGAGGCCCTAGAGGCCTCTCCGTTCCTTCTGAAGCAGGAAACGACGAGCGGCAGCGATGCGGACGACGACGACGACGACAAGAAGAAAAAGAAGAAACGCCGCGTCACAACGGCCGCCGCTCGCAAGAAAAAGACCGAGGACGACGCGACCGGCGACGCAAAGAAACCTGTTGACACGCGGTCCATGACTCGGGAACAGTTCCAAAAGCACCTCGCGTCCAAAGGGCTAGAGGTCCACTAGACTCCCGCAAGTCAATCAAAAAGAAACCGATGCTCGGCGGAGCCCGTCCTTTGACGACCAGCCCGCTCGCTAACCAATCAGGAGACAGACATGTCCACCCCGAGCATCGGCAGCTTCATTCCCAGCCTCGCGTTTCTAGACGCCCTCGTTCAGGACAGTACCCTGATGCGAGTGTTTCACGACGCCCTGTACCCCAAGCTGCTCTACCGTATGGAAGCGTACGCCGAGCGATGGGACGCCGGTGTCGGCGATCGGAAGGTCTTCACACGCTCCAGCTTGCTCTCGGCAACCCCCGAGGCCTTGGAGCCCGATGCTGATCCGACTCCGGTCAACGAAGAGTACGAGCAGTGGCAGGTGCTTGCGCGCCAGCTCGCCAAGACGACCGACGTCAATACGGCGGTCAGTCGCACCACGCTGGCGTCGCTGTTCCTGCGCAAGGCGAAGACCCTCGGGCTCAACGCGGGCCAGTCGCTCAACCGGCTGAGTCGCAACCGGCTGTTTTGCGCGTACGTCGGCGGCCACACCGTCACGGACAACGCCGCGGCTCCCGGCACGAGCGTGATCGTTGCGTCGATCAACGGCTTCACCGAGGTCGTCGTGAATGGCCAGCTTTTGGGTGTGTCGACGGCGAACCCGTTGGCGATCACCGTTGGAGGCGACGCCGCCAGCGTCACGGCCGCGACCCCGTTGGACGCCGCGGTGCCACTCGGACCCGGTACCCTGACGCTTGCGGCCGGTATCACCTTCGCGGCTGGCGAAACTGTGGTGGCGTCGACGGCCGCGACTGTCATCCGCTCCGGCGGCGGGACATCGGTTGATGCCCTCGCGGCGACTGACATCCTCGCGCTTGCTGACGTTCGTCGAGCCGTCGCGATCCTGCGGGCCAACTCGGTACCGCCGCACCCCGACGGGTTCTTCCACGTCCACCTCGACCCCATCGCCGAGGATCAGTTGTTCTCGGACAACGAGGTCCAGCGTCTCAACGAGACGCGGTTCGACGGGGCGATGTACAAGGATGCCGCGGTCGGCAAGCTCATCCGGTCCATCTTCTACGGCAACGAGGAAAGCCCCGGGGCGATCAACGGCACGGCGTCCTCGAACGTCGGCGTCCTCGTCCAGTCGCGACCGACCAATGCCGCGTTGGCGTTCCTCGGTCCCGAGATCTGGGCCGAGGTGATCAACGACGTGGGCGTCCCAATCATTCGGACGATCGTCACCGGCGGCGGCGCGCTTTACGAGTGCTACGTGGACGAGTCGGAGTACATGACGGAGGCCGGCAATCAGGGCAAGATCGGCGAGTTCGCCGTCATCAATGGCGGCATCCAAGTCTCGACCGAGCGGATCCGCTACATCATTCGCGCGCCGCAGGATCGGCTGCAGCAGCAGGTCTCGCAGACCTGGAGCTGGACGGGTGACTTCGGCGTACCAAGCGATCAGCTCGGAGGCCGCACCGGCGCCCGCTTCAAGCGCGCCGTGGTCATCGAGTCCGGGGTGAGCACCTAAGCAACCTCGTGGAGCAGGGGGCCCGCTGGGCCCCCGTAACCTCAATCATCACCCAGGACCAAGACCATGAGCGACACGATCGAAACCAAGCTGGACAAGTGCAACCCCAATGATGTGCTCGCGTTCATGCGCAAGCTCAACGATCCCACCACGGGTGTGGGATTCGGCGGGATGCTGGCCGCGATGCGTCCACGCAACCGCACTCGCACCGTTGCATCGTCCACCACTCAGATCCACGACGTGGCCGCCGTGATCTACAGCGTGGAGTCCCCCGTGGGCACCCCGTTGGCGATCGTGTCCGGCGGCACCGCAGGGGCCGGCGAGTGCAGCGTGGACTACGACGCCGTGACGGGCGTCCCCACGCTGGAGTTCGCCGGCGCGGTGACAACCTATACCGTGTCGAGCGGCGGACCTCTGCCGCAGACCCTTGCGGCCAATATGGCCGCCCTGGTCTAAGGGTAGCCCACACCTCGATCTGATGAAGCGGGCGCCCGTCCTCCGGGGCGGCCGCCCGCTTTCGTAACAAGGACCCAACGATGGCCAGCAAGAAGCCCAGTAAAGCAACGAAGCCCGCGGACAAGCCGGAACCCTCGGGCGCGGACAAGCCAGGACCCTCGGCCGCCGAACTCACCGCGATGGCTGAGGACTCCGAGGAGTCGGCACGGGCTGACCGGGAGATGCGAGAGAAGGCAGACGCGGACGCCGCAGCGAAGGCTGACGCAGAGGCGAAGTCGGAGGCGGCAGCGAAAGTCGAGACGGCCCCAGTTCCACCTCCCGGCCACGACCCCGTCGCCGCGATCATGGCGGAGCTTCACAAGATCAAGGTCGATCTACAGCTAGCGAACGACAAGCTAGACGAGCTGATGTCGGCGCCACGATCCTCGGGCGGGTCGTCCGACGACTGCCTCGCAATGGACGAGGTCAAGGCGATCCTAAAACAGGATTCGACCACGTCGTTCCGTGTGATCGAAGACTTCAAGCACATGAGTACGCACTTCGGCAAAGGCCGAGTCGTGCAGGGACGACGCTACAAGCACTTCGTCGCGTTCGTTGGCTCCGGTCTGAAGGTGATCAAGGTCTGAGGGTAGCGTGGCGCTGAACGACGCAGAGAAGGAGCGGGTTCGCTACCACATGGGGTACCTCAACGTCGGGGTACCTCGGACGATCTCGCTCGGCGTCCCCTCTGCGGGCCAGCCTCAGTTCATCCTCGAATCGGCGATGAACGACATACTCCCGGACGGGGAACCCGGGGTCCGTCGATGCATCCAAGAGCTGGACTGTATCGAGGACCAGCTCAGCAAGTTCCGCAGCTCGCTCGAAGTCAAAAAGACCGGCGGCGGTGTGGAGCTTCGCGGACGCGAGGCCTTCGACATCCTCGGTGATCAGTATGTCGATTGGGCCAGCCAGCTCGCCGACACCCTCGGCTCCCCTCTGAATCCGTTTGGCCAGCGGCTTGCTCGCTTTGGTGCTGGCCCAGGCACCGTGCTCGAACCTTGCTAGGAAAGGACCCCAGACCATGGCGATCAACACCATCCGGACCACTGTACGCAACTCGATGTGCGATGCGTTTGTCGACGACATCGACACCGGATCGACCGACACCGGCGGCGACCTCCAGATCCACACGGCGGCCTTTGCTGCCCTCCTGGCGGAGATGGAGTTCTCCGCCACAGCGTTCGGCGTGGCGGGTGCCTCCAACCCTGGCGAAGCAATTGCGGCGGCGGTGTCGGACGAGACCAGCGCGCCGGCGACTGGTACGGCGGCGGTTACCCGCATCCTCGGCCAGGACAACGCGACACACTCGCAAGGTACAGCGGGCGGCACGGGCTCGGGTGAAGACGTGGAGATGAACACCACGAGCGTCACGACGGGCGACACCGTTTCGGTGACCTCCGCCCTGATCACGATGCCCGCCGGTTAGTGGTACAACAGGGGCATGATCGGCAAGCTCAGAATCCCGATGTGGATCCCGCTGAGTCAGGGGCTCTACTTGCTCGGCCGGGACGCAAAGCAAAAGTGCCCGGGTGAGGTTGCCGATCACGTTGCCGACGAGTGCGCCAAAATGGCGGCGAAGTTCGGCGACACCAAGGTGTTGCTGATGATCCCCGCGGCCGACCTGTTCGCGTACGCGTGCGATGGGATGCGGGAGCGGGGAGACACAGACGCGGTCGAGGCCCTGGAGCAGCTGGTGAAGCTGGTCAAAGATGGCAAGAATCGGAAGGTGCTCGCTACGATGCAGTACGGGATCCGGTCCGAGAAAGAGCTAGACGAGACGCTGGCGAAGCTCCGCACCCAGGCCGTCATCATCGCGAACGAATGAGAGCCTGAGCCGTGCCCGCGCTCGACATCATCACCGGCACATCGAACGGCGACTCCGACGGCAACGGCACGGACGCCAACTCGTTTACGACCGAGTGCGAGACCGCCAGCGCATTGTTGGACGGCATCTCGTATCTCGTGTTGTACGACGGCGGTGCCAACATGGACGGCACGCCCAGTGACGGGGCCGAGTGCCAGCTTGAGTTCGACGGAGTCGAGCATGGGTTCTCCGCGACGAACGGGTTCGCGTTCAACCCACCCGACGGCGGGGTCGCCCGCCCGCTCTCTGGCGCCACCATAATCGAGGGGGACGGGTCCGAGACCGTCACGATCCAGTGCCGCCACACCGGCACCACGGGGGTCGAGTACATGTGGCAGGGCGGGTCGCTGATCTGCATCCCGCTCGATCAGCTCACTCGCAACCGCGACTATTGGTTCGGCGGCGGCGGGACGGTCGGCAACTCAAGCACGCTCGGGGTCAACAGCACGACGGCCGTGCTCACGCCAGCGAGTTCGGCAGCGTGGGCGCAGATCGGAACAGCGGTACGCGTGACGGCGGTCGAGACGGGCCCGCACCTGATCGTCCTCACTGCAGAGGCGCAATACCAGAGCGACGCCAACGCCGACGAGATCAGACTCCGCCCTCGGCAGACCTCGGACGTTGGCGGGTCACCGACCACGGCGACGATGGGGGTAGGGTCGGGCGGCGGTACTCCAGAGATTCGGATCCAAGGGCGAGCCTCGGACGCCGAAACAGAGTCAAACTCGAACCGATACTCGGAGACCGTTACCCTTACGGCGGGTGTTACGTACGACTTTTTCCTCGAAGCCGAGGGGGTCAACGGCGACGTTGAGTACCGACGCGCGCGCTACATCGTCGTCGACGGCTCAGCGTTCGGTGAAATGTCCACATTCGAGGACACCACCGGCGTGCAAGAAGCCGCGCCGACCACGACCGTCGTGGGGCCGCTGACGATCGCCGACCCTGGCACCGCGTACGACTACGTGGTGATCGCCTCGACCTCGTTTCAGAACAACGGCAGCTGGCATCAGATGCGGATCGACCTGGACGGCACCGACAATGTCACGAACGGAGGCCGCGGATCGGCGGGGTCGAACAACGGCACCGCGACCACGGACGACTACCACTGGCTGTCCATGGCGTGGCCGGTGAACATCCCAGCGACCTCGACGCCCGACTACGAGATCAACCTAAGCGTGACGATAACGCTGGCCACCGACTGTCCGATCGGGTTCGAGCCAGGCGGCGAGGCGGCCGATTCGATCCGACAAACGATCACCGCGTGGCGCATGGAGGTGATCCGGCTGAACGCCGAGGTCGACGCGTCGTTGTTGCTGCCGACGATGGCCGCATCGGCGACCGTCACTGGTTCGGCGAACAACATCACGATGGACGCGGCGCTCCCCCTGCCGGTGATGGACACGGCCGCGGTTGCAGGGACGCAAGCAACGATCGACACGACGCTGCCGATCCCCACAGCGACGATCGACGCCCGGATCTTAGTTGAGGCGGCGATGGACGCCGATCTGCCGCTGCCGCTCTCCGCCATCTTGGCAACGGTGGCGACCTCGGCGGCGATGGACGCCGATCTGCCGCTGCCGCTGATGGACGCCGCGGCGGTGACGTCGAGCGTACTCACGGCCGCGATGGACGCGGACCTGCCCCTCCCCGTGATGGACGCGGCAGCAATCGACGCAACGGCGACGGCGATGGACGCGGCGCTTCCGATGCCGGTGATGGACGCGGTGACATCCCGGGGTCTCAGCGGGGCGATGGACGCGGATCTTCCGCTCCCTACGGCCGACATCGCGGCCGGGATCGTTGGCGAGGTCACGATGGACGCCGCGCTTCCCCTTCCCGTGATGGACGCCACAACGGTCCGGGCGTTATCCGGGGCGATGGACGCGGACCTCCTCGTCCCGGTGATGGCAGCAGGGGCGATCATCGTGGGGGCGCCGACCAATGCGGTCCTGGACGCGAACCTCCCGCTGCCCACGATGGACGCTGTGACGACGTCGGGCCTCGCGGCAGCGATGGACGCGGACCTCCCGATCCCGACCGCGATGATCGCGGCCACGGCGGCCCACCTCGCAGCGATGGACGCGGACCTCCTCGTTCCCACGATGGACACAGCCACAGTGGTCGCCACGGCGGTAGCGATGGACGCGGACCTTCCGGTGCCAACGATGGCGGCGGCGACGGTCCGGGCTGCGTCTGGAGCCCTGGACGCTACCCTGCTGGTCCCCACTATGGTGGCGGTCGCGAACGTCACGCTCCCCCCCGAGGCAGCGATGGACGCAGATCTTCCGATGCCGGTGATGGACGCGGTCGCCGCGGTGCTGATCGATGCAGCGATGGACGCGGACCTCCCCCTACCCACGATGGACGCGATCGTTGCCGCGATGACCTCGGCGGCCCTGGATGCCTCCCTTCCGCTCCCGCTGGCGGCGATCGCCACGGCGGCCCTGCCCAACATCACGATGGACGCGGCGCTCCCCCTGCCGGTGATGGATGCCGTAGCGGATGCGCCACCCCTCCCCGGAGGAGGAGGCGTAGGCGGGTCGCTCGTGTGGACCCCCGAGCTGCGGGTCCCCGAGGCGGTGGTGTCCGAGGTCTGGGCCCCCGAGGTGTGGGCCACGCGGGCCGGAGGCGACATCCTGGCGGCCTTGGGTGACACGTTCGGGGGCGCAAGCCTGGATCCGTCCTGGACTGTCGAGGACATCAACGCGGCGCTTGACGGGGCCTCTGGCGTGTCTGGAGGGGAGTACAACCTCCGGATGTCAGCCGGTGGTGCGGCGGGCTCGTGGTGGTCTGACGACAACGCCGGGATCCTGATCTACAAGGAAATCGTTGGCCCGTTCATGATGCGGTGCCGCGTGCGGGTTCGGAACGACGCCGACTCGGGCGCGCCACCCACCGGGGCGCTCGGGAAGTACTGCGGCCTCGCTGCGCACGACCCAGATCGCACAGCTCTGAACTACGTGCACCTTGTGGCCGGCTCCGACGTCGCGGCCTCTGTCGAGTGGCAGACGACCGACGCCATCGCGGGCGGATCGACTGACACGACGGCACGGGACCCACTCACGGCCCCACCGAACGGGACAGTGGAGATCGATCTCCAACTCGTGCGCCGCGCGAGCGACCAACAGATCTTTGATCTGTCCTACCGGGATGCGACCGGCGGCCACACGCTCGCGAACGACGTGGTCCCTTTCACCGCACTGCAGACGATCGACCGGACCGACAACACGACGCCAGGACGGGCAGCCAGCGGGGCAGCGGCCGACGTGGCCGTTTCGCTCCCGGCACGCCTCCGCGTCGGGATGGTAGGGTACTCAGTGCAAGCAGCGGACGACGTGCAAGGGTTTTTCGAGGAGATCATCGTCTCCCGCGATCACCCTTCGATCACCTAGGGATACCCAGCCAATGCCATTCGAAACCGACAACATGCTCCACGACAAGCGGTGGCGACAACTCCGCGACAACGGTGGTGGCGGCGTGTCTGCCGACGCGGACTTCACCGATCCCGCCAACCTCGCTGCGTTCATTGCCCTCGTGCCACAGAGCACGCCGAGCCGAACACCCGACGGCGACGAGGTCAAGCAGATCGTGTTCTACGTCGTCGGGTACAACGCGGCTGGGGCCGTCCTCGCGCGTGGGTCGGCGGCATTCGACCTCCTGGTGTACGAGTTCATCCGGACACACGACATAAGGGAGAATGACCTCGCTGGTGTCAGCATCCCGTCGGCGGTGATCGACTCGGCCCCGATCTCGACGAACGTCACGCTGTCCCGGAAGATCGCGATCAACGCCAAGGGGATCAACCGATTTCAGATCGGGATCCAGAACCTCGCGAACATGCCGGCGACACTCGACCGGTTCCGGATCTTCTGGCGTCCCGAGTAAGATGGGAGAGGGACTCGAACCCTCGACCTACGGCTTAACAGGCCGCAGCTCTACCGACTGAGCTACCCCATCAATAAGTTAGGCCGCGGGGGATCGAACCCCACGATGGGCCCAGAGATCAGCGCGAGCGCTTGGAGGCCGCTCGCATCGCGGGCGTTTTCTTCGCGCTCGTTCGTTTCTTTGCCGGCTTAGCTTTAGCCTTCGCGATCTTCGCGATCTTGGCGAGCGCCTCGGCCGCCTTCTTTGCCTCCGCGGCTTGACGGCCGGCCTCCAGCTGGGCGGCCTTCATCCGGGTAGGATCGTCCTTGATCTCCTCGCTGTTGGCGAGAGTTCGGGCGTCGTTCTCGGCCCGCCACTTTTTGTCTTGCGCGCTTAGTGTACTCATTGCTCCGGTTCCTTCGCGTCGCCATCCTCGGCGGCGCTCTCGTCGTCATAGTTCTCCGCGACCCAGTCTTCAAGGATCTGCGACGCAACGGTGCGATGCGTGATCTTGCGTTTCGAGTCTTCCTGGCGGTCGGCGGCCTCGGCGATCAGCGACTCCTCGACGAATCCCGTCGTCCGAACGCTGATCACCTTCGACTTGACGAGCCTCGGATCTTTCCGCCGGCGTTCCTTCGAAGCCTGGGCGATGCCCAGCCGTCGGCGTTGCCGGCCGACCGTCCAATGGGAAACGGTGTGGCCTTTCTCGGCGAGCGACCGCTGGATCTCGGCGTCGGTCTCTTGGCCAAGAGGTAGTGATTCCCAGTCGATTTCATGTGCACGCATAGTTCTTGCCCGGCAATGGTACACTGTACACCGGTCGCGTGCAACCTAGGTAATCCCGCGACGGAACGGGGCGATCGGTCGTAGCCGACACGGGCGCTGCCCGGGGTGGTCGCACTCGACCGACACGGGTTCGCCGACAGTCCCCGATCGGACGACCTTCGATTGCTTGCACCAATACAGCCCTGGGCTGGGATCGCGGCAGTGGGCCCGCACGCCTCGCGCCCCGATCGTGATCGTCGTCATAACCGATCCCAGGCTTCGTCGAGCAAGTCGAGGAGCGTCCGGATATCGACGATCGAGATCGAGATGCCGGTGGCGAGCGACCGGCCCTGCCACGAGGATATCGCCACCTCTGGCCCAGTGTGATCGATGTGACTCCGCGGCTTACCGTCCGAGCAGAACCCGAGGACCATCAGCCGCTCCACCTCCGCCATGGCCTCGGCTTCGCTCGCCGCGAACAGGTTCTGTCCGTTTGCGTAGTACTCGGCGTCCACGGCGATAGATGCCTCGGCGGTTTCGTACAGGACGATCTGTCCGAGCGACACCAATTTAGGAGACCACCGCGTGTTGCTGGGGTGCCAGTCATCCAGGACAGCGCAGATCACTTCAGTGTGCCGGGTGTGGGGGTTCGCCCTCATGGTGAACGACGAGCGGTGCGAGTGATGCCAGTGGCTGGTTTTGCACCACTGGTTTGCGGCATCCAGGACAAAAAGCGGCTTGATCTCTTGATCATACTTGCTCGGTTTCCGAGCGAAACGGGTGGCGGGGTCGGCAGCGATGAGCTTACGGATTTCGGCGATCTTCATGGGTGTCCACTGCGATGAAGTAGTTTGCCCCGTGTCGGTCGTGGGCCAACCGGCGATCGCAAGGCCGTGGCCCTCCACGAGGATCTCGACGAACGCCCGCCGCCACGACTCGCCAAGCGACGACGAGGCATCGTTGCAGGAGTGGGCCAAGCTCATGCGCGACTCGGGTGTCACCGTTTGCCATTGCACTGCGGCTAGCCCCGCCGCTCAGCGCTTTCGCGCCGCGGTCCGGGTCCACCCCTCGCGGGGTGCCTAAAACAGATCCGACCATGCGGAGTAGCTCCCCTGCAGGCTCCGACGGACCCGCCAAGCCGAGCCGGGATCCTCCTTTGCGCACCGGTTAGCGCAAGCCTCGGCGTCGCTCAGGTGCGTAAACGAGTCCATGATGTCCCCCGGTCCCGTTTTGTCACCGTACGGCGCAGGGTTGGCGTGGACCGCCCCGACGGGGCTGGCGGAGTTCTCCGGATGGCGGATGGTGGCGTCGCTGTTGGTCATTGCTCAGTGAGCGTACACTAACCCGGGCGCATTGCAACCGGGTTAGTGTACAAAGTCAAAACGAGTCGAAAGCCCGAATGATCTCGTCTAGTTCGGACCGTTTTATGACGATCCCGCTGGCGACCGTCAGTCGGACGACCCGATCATCTCCCCGAGAAACATCCCACGAGATGTCGGCCAACTCGAACCGACCCGCGACGACGATCGGACGACCGCGATCCGCCAGGTTCACGCGTGGAGCTTCGCGTGTGGGATGGCTCGCGCGTTGAGCCTGGAGCTGTCGCCGAAGCCTGATCACCTCGGCCTCGGCCGTCATTGCAGCGGAGCGCGCCTCGGCTATCACGGTGCCACACTCGCGTAGCACCTCGGATAGCAACACGCTCATCGGGAGTAGCTCCCCTCGCTGCTGCCCTGCTTTGGGACATGGACCGTGAGGGTCCCACTGGATGATGCGCTCCGGACCCTCAAGCCATACGACCGCAGAATGTCGTCCGAGTAGCCCGCGCTGGCGCGGTTGAAGTTCGCGGACGGGGCGGCGGTGAGGTCGACCGTTTCGGAGTAGTTCGTCATTGCTCGATTAACGTACACGATCACGGGCGGCAAATCAACCCTTGTCGTGCACTTTCTTTGCGCGGCGTTTCTCTCGCTTGCGGGCGAGGTTGAGATCGTTCTGGCGCTTGTGCTCGCGAGCCTTCCGGATGTTCATCTCGCGCGCGGTCACCCGGATCTCCTCGCACGCGTCGGGATCGTCGAGGAGCGTGGCGAGTTGGGTCCACTCGTCGTCGGGCGTCCCCTTGAGTGACATCAACCCCGATAGGATCCCAGCCTCCCCGGCCAGGGCGAGGAGCCGCAGACGGTAGGCGCCGATGTCAGCGCGGTGCTCTTCTTCCGCATCGAGGAGCGCCCGCCGTGCGAGTTCGTCGGGGTTCACGCGTCCCGGCCCACCTGGTACAGATCGAAGAGAAGGTCCCTCGGGGGGAGGTGTTGGACGGTCCACAGCATGGCGGCGCGCTATTCCGGGACGGGTTCGAAGTCGGCGTGGAGTGTGCCCAGATGCTGAATAAACGCACCCTGGCAACTCTCACAGAGAGACATTGATCCGATCCTACCGTCGGCCCCCGGCTTGCGCTCGGTTGCGATGACGGTCGGCGGCGCGGCGCAGCGGCGACGGTAGCCGTTGGCGGGGTCGCCCGGGATCCCGCCCATCTGGAACGGCCCCGCGGTCGGGATCTCGGCCTGGCACCGTTCCAGGTCGGGCGGGGTCAGGGGGACCGGTTCTGCTTTTCCGAGTAAGAGATCGCCCATAGCTAGCTCGGGTGTGGGTACAAAGTGAACGACAGGCCGTCGAGGTCGACCCCGTGGCATTCGCAGCCATCCAACGCGTCGCGGGCCTTTTGCTCGGCGGCCTCCTGGTCGACACCCGCAAGCGGTAAGTCTCCCACTATATCCTCCAGGTCGACCTCGATCGCTTAGGCGTGCTCGATACCCTCGACCGGGCCAGCCTTGGGCGACATCGAGCCGATCCCCTTCATGGCCCAGATGATGCCGTCGAACAGGGTCCAGACAGCGTTCGCGCTACCGCGCGGGCCGGTGATGTCGAGGCCGTCGGCGTCGATGTTGCTCACGGTCCCCTTGACGAACCCGACACCCTGGACGGAGATCTTCACTTTGTCGCCGACTTTGAGGTCGAGGAGCGTTTTGGCGGTGTCGGTGGCGGTTGCGTTGGTCATTGCTCCGATAATGTACACTGCCCCGGGCGCACTGCAACCCCCGGGGTGCACTTTGTTCGAACTATTTCGCGGGCCCCTCGATCCGGATCTCTTTGTTGTAGTGAGCGTGGGCGGAGATGAGGCCGTGCTGCTGGAGTTCGGCGCACACGCGGATGGTGGCTTTCGCGTTGCGGCTGAAGGTGAGATGCTTGCCAGCGGCGAAGTACGCGCCCCATCGCTTCATAAAGCGGGTGGCTTTGGGAGATAGTTCGGCGGGGGTGGTGTCGGCGTTCGTCATTGCCTGTACATAGTACACCATCACGCGGGCATTGCAACCGGGGTAGTGCACTTTATCGTGCTCGCGATCGAGACGATCGCTCGCTGGCCCGCCGGGCGTCCAGCAAGGGGACCCCCCCTCCCGCGTGGGGCGCGCCCGGCCCTAGCAGTGGGCGAGCCAGTTGGTAGCCTCGGCGGCGGTATCGAAGGTCTCGCGGTGAGAGTGGAGCCGGCCCGTCTCAAGGCTGGTCCAGTCGGTCACCACGTGCCAGACCTTTGCGGCCAGGCCTTGCTTGGCTACGATTCCGGTCTCGATGCGGCGGGTCTTGGCGGGGGTTGGCGTCGTGTCGGTCATTGCTCAGCCATCGTACACTATCACGGGCGCATTACAACCGTGGCGTGCACTTTGTTTGAAGAAAGATCAGCCGACCCGCGGCAACCCCTGCCGGTAGGCGCTCGCGACCATCCGGCCCCATGGCGTGATCGACACAAGCGGGGTCTCTTCGGGGCCGTCGGGCCACTCGATCGCGAGCACGTAGTCCACGATCAAGCCCGCGTCATAGAGCGCGTACCGTGTTCAACTCACGCGGGGCCGTCCCCTCGGGCCGAGCTGATAGGCGTATCAGCGCGGTGCACATCGGGCGCGTGACGTCGTTCCGGTTCGCTGGCCTCACACCGGCGATGCCCCGCGCGGCGTACCGGGCGGGGCTGGGCGCTGGTGGCTCCGCACGTCCAGGTTGCTCTCGTGCTCGATACCCTCGACGGCAAACGAGGTGGCGAAGAAGTACAGGCGCGCGATCTTGTGGCCGTGGGTGTTGGTCTCGACTCGCCAACCGTCGATCGTGGTGTTGTTGAAGTCACCAACGAAGGTGCGGGCGGCGGCTCGGGTTCAGATGTCGTTGCGCGTTGTCATTGCTCAATCAATGTACACTACTGGGAGCGGATCGCAAGTAGTGCGGTGCACTTTATCCGAAGGAAGATGAGGATTCCACCGCCACACCGGGGCCTATGCCTCAAAGGAGGATGGGTCGGAGCAGTAGCCCTTGGCGCGGTGTGTGGCGACAAGTAACCCCGCGGTGTGCTCGGATACCAAGCCGAGGACCTTGAGGTGCCTCACGGCGGCCGGCGAGAAGTCGCGAACACGACGAGAACCGGTGCGAAGTGAGGCAAGGGTTGCGCGGCAGGAGAGAGTAATGGCGGTCGGCGTCGGCATTGCTCCACTGTTGTACACTATCCCGCGACGCATGCAAGCGCCGCGGTGCACTTTGTTTGAAGAAAGATCAGAAGTCGATCGGCGGGGCCGGGAGCAGCGGCCCGGACTCCCGTTTGGTCCGGCCGATCATCTGCGGCCAGAGGATCGTGCGGTACAGGCCCGACATCGTGTCGTCCCGGATCGACGGCATCAGGCACTCCAGGAACCGCGACAACGTCCAGATCCACACGTGGTGCTGATACCCGCCACGGGCGGCGAGCTTGCGGGCCACACGTCGCGGCCGCTTGCGGCGCGGTGCCTTGGCTCGGAGCTTCATGTGCCAACCCCGGTCCTGCGGATGGTGAACTCGACGCGCTCACCAGAAGTCGTCACCGCCGGGATCGTCTCGCCGTCGATCAATTCTAGCAGGGAACGATCCCCCGCACTTGGCCGACGGAACGAACCGTGCACGAGCAACCCGAGCCCTGCTTGCCCGAATGTCAGACCGACCTGAACCGTGATCCGTGGCATCAGCCAACCCCCACGAACGTGCACGAACCCCGGCGATCCGCATCGTCGGCCAGCCACGACTCGGCGGCGGGCGGAACAGAGCGACTCCAAACGATTTTTTCTGCGGCCATTGCTCAGTTAATATACACGGCACACGGCACACGAGCACGGCGCAACCCGGTTCGTGCACTTTATTCGGTCTTTTCTCGGGGTCAACGCGCGCGCGCGATCTAGAGATCAAACGCCGATCCGGTCGGTCCCAAAACGCCGATCCGGGCTGGCTGACTCGTTTTGCGGGGCTCGAACGCCGGTCGCGAAAAACCCCCGGGGCTCGGAGCCGCACGGGGGAATGTTCACGGTAGGATTCGAACCTACAAAATCCCGGGCGAGAGCCCGGAGCTTTGCCGTTTGCTTACGTGAACGAAGATGAGACCGCGGCCCACTGCGCGCTCGTGCCCATAATCGGGCGCTCACCGTCTGCAATGACTCACAGGGGCCAGCGGTCTCATTGCCGATGCCCCGGCCGATTGCTCGGTCGGGGCTGGCTCGGACTCAGCAGCGGGTTAGCTCGCGACCCACTCGCTGAACGTTTTGGCACCCTGGACACCATGGCAGTCCAGGTAGATCTCGTATTCCCACTGGAGCCTTTGCGGCGCGTCGGATGCGGCGGAGAGTAGGGAGCGGTACTTGCGGGTGGCGGCTGCGTTGGTCATTGCCTAGACACCGTACACCATCGGGCGAGCATTGCAACCCCGGTGGTGCACTTTGTCCGATGTTCCTACAGGCGCCCGATGGACTGGACGATCTCCACGTTGCCGTTTCGGCGGCGGAGCGCCATATAGAGCGTTTTGGCGCGGGGGCTGTCGAGGACGACACCGAGATCTTCGGCCATGGATGGGGCCGCGCGGCGGGTGTTGGGTCCTGCGCAGGTGGCAACGTGCACGCGGTAGGTGCGCCCGTTTGTCGCGGTTACCAGGGAGCCAACGGCGGTCGGCGTGATGGCGGCTTGGCGGTAGGCCTCGGCGGCCACGAAAGCGGTGTGGGCGGTCAGGGCGGCGGCGGAGTCGGTTGCGTTCGTCATTGCAAGGTCACTGTACACTATCGGGGAGCGGTTGCAAGGTCGGTGGTGCACTTTGTTCGAAGTGTGTTTCAGGCGGCGGCAGCTGCCAGGGACTGAACGGCGCACACCGCTCTACTGGTGCGTCGGACAGTGGCCCGTGTCTCCTCGCCGTAGAGTTCCAACTCGTCGCCGAGGGCCAGCATCGCATCGGAAAGGGATGCGGCGGCGGCGGACGCACGGTCACAGCAAAACGGGACGCACTCGTGCCGTCGAACGACGTGGCCCCGTGGTGACTGCAGAGCGAGATCCGCTTGCGGGTGTTGACCCGCCCGACATGGACGACGCAGCCATGCTCGCGGCCAAGGTCGCACCACTCGGGCAGGCTCTGTAACTTCCAATCGGTAGACCCACCGATGAAGATCCCGACGCGCTCGCCGAGCAAAGGAGCGTACCGGATGTACCGGATGCGACCATGACGCGATCTCCGCGTCTTTCTCCATGGTCGACTGTGAGCCTATGTGGGTCGTCACCATCCGCGCGCTTGCTGGCCGATTCCGCGCACCGGTCGAGGTCGAGGACTCAGCCAGCGACCTGCAGAGCGCGGGGGAAGGGGCCCAACGCTCCTACCTACTGCGGCTCGGCCGTGGTGACATCCGCCACGCGTAATAAAGTGCACATATTCACTTGCGCTCCACCCGGTAGTAGTGCACAGTAGTGGAGCAATGACGATGACAGCGCCAACCGCCGCCAATCCTGCCAAGCTCTCCGACGGATCGTGGGGCGCCCGCGTCAAGGGTGCCGTCTCCATCGGAGACGAGTTGCTCGTTACCACCCGCGCGGGCAAGTCTTGGGCCGCGACCGTGGCGGACGTCGTGAGTGAGCGTGACGGAGTCTCGCTGGTCTCGACCGAAAGCCGCAAGGCTGCCCCGAGGCGCGGTAGTTCGAGGCGCAGCTCGGGGGGAATCTGTGATAACTGCGACGAGCCGCGGCGGAATCTCCAGTCGGCTGTCGACACCTCGGGCATCGGGGGACGGGTCTGCCCTAGATGCGTACGCGAGGGGGACCTCAGTTTCGCGTAAAAAAGCGCACGGGGCCGGCTCCGCCGAGTTGCGTAGGTCGCAACTCGGGTCCATTCGTCCATTCGGCGCACCCCGAGTTCCTTACTGTCTCGATCGCTCACGAGCGGCGTAGTCCTCCGCTGCCTGATCGACCATTTCGCGCGTGACGAACTCCTGTGCTGGACCCTACCAAATCGTGGAAAGGCGTCACCGACCCAGGCAGTCTACGGCAGCAAAACTGCAGGCCAGCCAGCTGGCTGGCCTGCGACTCGGCCGGGCGACACCTGATCTTTCTTCGGAAAAAGTGCACAACCCCGCTTGCACCTCGACCACGATAGTGTACAGTGACTGAGCAATGACAAACGCAAACAACACCGCCCTCATCGAGACCCTCACCACCGCAGACCAGGCTCGCGCCGACGCCATCACAGCCGCACGTCTTATGGACGACCCAGAGCCCTATGTCTCGACCGAGGATCCAGTGAGACGCGGTTGGGGTTACGGCGAAGCGTGGCTCGCTGAAGAGAACCAAGGATGAATAGATGCCTACACCTGAACCGAACATCACCTTAGAGACCCTCGGTGGTGACACCGAGGACGCGATCGCGGCGATCGGTCGCGCGTGCGAGTCCGCCGCGATCGCGTTCGAGTCCGAGATACAGCCACAGCGCAAGGGCGACGCCGAGGAACAGGAGCGAACCACACACGACATCGGGAACGCAGTGGAGGGTTTCCGCGCAGGGTTCGGAGCTGGCGCAGTGTCGGTGCTCGATGCTGTCCTGAACGCGTTCGGTGGCGAGCAGGCCGCCGAGATCGCGAAGCTCATTGGGGGCGACCACACCTTCGCAGCTCACCTCGACCTAGCCGCGACGGGCCTCGCCAAGCCAACCCCTCCACCCCCGGACGTGTTCTTGCGCACCGCGGCAGATATTCTATGGGAGGTCAGCGACGAGCTAGGCATTGCGATGGTGGCCGACTACCTTTGCTCACTGGCGCACCTATCCAAAGGCAGCTCCTGATGTCGTGCGCACCCTACGGCCACAACCCCATCAGAAACACGGCAGACCTCCCCGCCGAGGTACGGATGGAATTGCTCGCCGCCGACGCTGGCGGGCGCCCGCTTCACGCGATCGCACAGGTCTGCCGCGAGTGCGGCGTGGTGTTCGTCGCCGCCGAGGCCCTCGCCCCTTTGACCGACCTCGTTAGGGCAAGTACCGGTGGGTAGGCCTAGGCCAGGGCGACCGGTGCTCCGGCACGCGGGTAGGGCGGCCGAAACGGAGGCCCGGATGATCGAGGCTACGCGGCTCGATCCCCCGACGCACTCGGGGCGCACGCTCGTGGCGCTCCACATCGGGACCCACGAAAGCGTGGTGGGTCTTATGGCCGCCACGCGCTCCGGCCTCAATGCGTTCCGGACCTCCGAGGGTGCCATGATAGGCCGCGCCGATCTCATCGCGGCCGCGGAGTACATAGACGGGCTGGGGCCGAGCCTGACCCTGATCCAACGCCGAGCGCTCTGGGCTGGCGCTCGCGATGCTCGCACCCTGAAGACCGTTCGATCGTTGGAGGGCCGCGGGCTAGCTAAACACGACCCCGACGCCAACACGGTGGCTCTGACCGGGCTCGGCCAGTACGTCGCCGAGGCTGTCGCGTTCATCGGGAAAGCCCGCTGGCGGGCGCCGTGGTTCATGAGGCTGGCCGCCGAGGAGTGGCCCGAGGACGCCGAGGCCGTGACGACAGAGCCGCGCCCGATCGGGTTCGTCGGAGCATCGAACCGGATGAGGGAGCGCCACCGCGGGATCGCGGCCGCACTCGATCGGCTACTGCCGGATCTCGAACGGTCTGAGCTGTTTCGCGACAGTGCACTTTAGAGGTTGCGGCCTCGCGCTGGGTCGTGTACGTTGGGGGAGCAATGCCGAAGGCTACACGAACCCAGGTTCCTCGGAGCGGGGAGGAGCTGCGGATCAAGCCGCGCGAGACCGGGGAGTGCGAGGTGCACGACTGGCCATCCGAGGGGATGGGCCTGCGGCTAGTCCAGGCAATGCGGGACCGGCTCGCCAAGGGGATCAACGCGTGTCGGCCCTGCCTCGATCGCGCGCTGGCCGACGCTAAGAAAGCCCGATCATGAGCATCACGATCCAGCCGACGCCGTCTGCCAAGCGGTACCGGGACCCCGGGGCCCCCACATTGAACGTGGGGATCGGAAACCTCGCCCCGCTGTTCGCGGTGGTCGGGATCGACCCCGGGGAGTACCACGCCGGAGACATCCCGGCGTCCGACGTGTGGGCCGCCTACCTGCTCTGCAATGCCGCGATGGCGGCGACCCCCGAGGCCTTTCTGGCGAGGGCTCGCATGATGCGGGGGGTGGTGCACGTCGGCCGCTTCACGGTGAACGCGGCGACCGATGAGGCCGCACTCCTGCGGCTCCGCGGCTTGAGCGACGTCCTACACTGGGCCGCCGTCGACAAACGGGGGATCTCGTGGGATTGAGGATGCGGCCGCACAGCCTGTTCTGGGACGGCATCGGGTGGGCCGACGAGCGCTGCGGGTGCCGCTACCACCCAGACGACGACAACGGCACCCACGGCGGTGCGCCCCACGTGCACCACTGCGCGGCGCATACTCCTGGCGTCCCCGCGGCGGTGGTCCGGCTCCGCGGCCGAATGGCGGCCTCCAAGTCGCTGTGGCGCCACCGTCGGAAGCTCCAGGGCAAGCGCCACCGGGAGCGGATGGACGTCCGCATGGCGTGGCTAAGGAGCGCCAAGGCGAAGCGGCACGAGTTATACGTGGCGCTGAAGCGGGCCGAGTCCGAGGCGCAGATGTACCGCGAGGCGCGGGACGTCGAGCGCGCAAAACTGGCCGAGATCGCGACCGCAGTCTCCGACTCTATCCTCGCGGCGATCCGCAAGTTTCGCGCGATGAGTGACGAGGAGCGGTACGTGCTTGCGCAACTCGCCGAGCACCTTGAAACGTTGATCGAAAACGACGCACTCGAATAGACCACCGCGCCCGCCGTCGCCCCGTCCTTCGCCTGCAGTGGGTGAGCGGCGGGGCATCGTGGGTATGAGCCAGAAGATCATCGGCGACGCGTGGGAGTCGTATCAGGACGAACTGCTACAGAACGCGGGCACGATTCAACGCGTCGAAACCCGCAAGGCGTTCTACGCTGGCGCCATCGCTTGCCATGCCGGTGTGCTCGGCAAAATAAGCGACGACGTCGAACCGACCGCCGAGGATGTCGATGTGATCAAGGGGCTGGTCGCCGAGTTCGCCGAGTTCGCCGAGTTCGCGGCAGAGATGAAAGCGCTCGCCGAGCAAGTCAACGAAACGGCAAACTGATGTCAAAGACCATCGTCCAAACGAAACAGGGCCCGCTGGAGGTCATTCGTCGGATCAACGCGGCCGGACTTGTGACCGGCCGCGCCGTCGGACAGACCTTCAAGGCTGCCACGTGGGAGGAGGTCGAGACCTCGATCAAAGCCGCTTTTGCGAAGCCGCTCGAAATGACGGCGTACAAGGTGGTGAACGCAAGCGGGTTGCTCGACTACGACGACGTGCTCAGCGTCGAGGATGCGAAGGTCTCGAACTACTTCGAAGGCCGCGGGCGGATAGTCGAGCGCCGCGGGTGGGGTGGGCGCTGGCACGATGACAAAACGGTCGCCGATGCTTTGAACCTCCACGACGACCGGGCCACGGTCGCATTCGAGACGACCGACGTTCGCGCCGCGACTCTCGAAGCGTGGAGAGTCGAGATCGAGGCGCACCACAGGACGCTCCACGCCGCATTCCGCTGCCCCGATGAAGTTGTGATCGGGTTGCTCGATGCGGGCCGACCGTTGGCCGACTTGCTTGAAATCGGCGACGACTTACTACGCAAAGAGGAGGCCGCCAAAGAGGCCGAACGCGCAGCGCGGATGGTATCTTACGGCGAGGATTGTACTGCGTGTGGGGCTCGCGGCCTGGACGGCGACATGGCCGGCTGTGACGAGTGCGGGGCGGACGGGTGCCTGGCATGCATCAAAGACGACATCTGCGGGGACTGTCGCGCCCAGGGGGCCAAGTGAAGCTCGCCCGTTGTGCCTGCGGCCGTCCTCAGCCATCGAAGATTACGATCGAGGGCATCGGCGGCGGCGAGGTCTCGGCGTACTACGACCCGGAGGCTGGGTCCTGGTATTACAAGACCCACACCGGGTCAGGAGGTGCAATCAGGACCGCCGCCGAGGTGATGTATTGGGCCGGCTACTGGGACGGGCGCCGCGCGCAGTCGTCCGATGTCGCCGCGGTGCTTAGCCCCGAGCGACCCTAGGCGGCCGCCGCGAACGCGAACGTCTCTCGGACTGCCCGCCATGCCATCAGCGGCGAGTTGCTCAGCTCGTCGTCGGTGTTACCTGCGCCGCCGGTGTTGTCGACCTCGAACTCCTCGGGCCACGCCGCGTCGGGGTCGCGGTTCGGCATGGTACTGCCCACCGAGCCGCGCGTCCGGTATTCGGTCGCCGCTCCAGCCGTCGACCCCAACCCGCCGCCGCCCGCTGGGGTGAAGTCGTCCCACGTCCCGCGCTCGTCGACCCATTTGTCGGTGTGGCCATTCTCGCCCGCGCCCTGCCCGTTCTCCGCAAAGAAGATCGCAGTCAATGTCACGATCGCGCCGCCACCGATGAGGCCGAAGTTTACGCCGAACGAGATCACGGCGTTGGCCCCGAGTGCTTCCGTCCCGATCTCGACGGGCGTCCCAAGCGTCATCGTGTTGTAGGCGTTTGCGGTAGTGAGGCCGAACGCACCGGTGTCCGCGATCAACGTCGGCGCCGTGGTGGATGGTGCGTCAAGTGTCGTCCACTGGTACCAACTTGTCCCGATATCCTCGTTTACCCCGAGCGCCCCGATGGCAAACCGGACCTGCGTCACCCGGGTATCGGTCCACTGCGGGGCGCCTCGGCGGAAGTGCAGACCCTCCTGGTCAATGATGCCCGGCCCGGCCGAGCCCTGGGTTCCGTGTGCCGGGTCGGTGTTTTGGTCACCGATCCACGTGTCGATGTTTCCGTTCGGGTACGCGCCGCCAGCATCTTCAAGCTCGAAGATGATCCCCGCGGGGGTGACCGATGAGAGCAGAGCCGACACGGTCGGCGTGTACGCTGACCCAAACGAGGTGGCGGGGTTCGAGATTGAGTCGTCGACCACCAGCCGCTCGGCCGTGTCGAAGTTTCCGACAGCCACGGGGGCGTCGGCAAAGTTGCGGAATCCGACGTCGCCGGTGCTGCTCCGCCACATCACCCACAACTCGTCGGTGGATCCGATCGCGAGCGGCTCCGGAAAGACGATAATCGATCGGTCGCCCTCGACGGCCGGAGCGGCCACGAGGAACTCGCCGAGGATCTCGATTTCGCCAGGGTTGGCCGAGTAGGCTGGCCCTCGTCCGAGTGCCAGTAACGGCTCGAAGTCGTCGGCACCATTCGGGCGGCCTTGGATGTCCAGGCCGAGCGCTCGGCCTGTCCTGGACAGCGTTGCGCCTGGCGATTCCAGGTGCTGCATCAGCGTCCCGCCGGCCGGCGTGTACCGCAGGTTCTGCGCGGTGGCGCCGAGGAAATCACGCTGAAAGCCCCACATCCCGCGCAGTGCGGTGTCCGGTGTCATGACGCCACCGGTGAGTCGGTTCACGCCCGGCCAGTCCACGGCCGACCCGTTGACGGTGTTCGCGACCCCGAACGTGTCGAGGGCGCCGGCGACCTGGCCGGCGATGTATGCCGCCGAGCGAGCCACTCCGCCCAGGTCGATCTCAGCGTATCGCCCAGCGGGCACGTTCTGGACATCTGTCACCCAGTTGCGGGGGTCCGCGCCCGATCCGTTGTGCCGGATCGAGATCACGTAGCGCAGGCCGTCCGTGGTCCACGAAAGCCACGAGCGGGACATCTGCCCACCCACGAGCGCCCGCCGCAGGTGGAGGATGTCGACCGGGTAGAGATCCGACGCGACCGCGACAAACCGCGAGATCGGGTCTCCCACCTGTTCGCGGTTCGGGTTCGTCGTCCCGCTCCAGGGGTCGCCGCCCCACGTCCCTCCGATCGATGCCCCTACCACCTCGGGGAGCATACCGCTGGACAATGCCCATGGTGTCGTGTACATTGGCTGGGCAATGACGCAACACAACGAAGCAGAGCGGATCGGGGTTGGCCGGACAGACTACGCGGAGCGCCGCGAGGCCCGGGTGGACCGGCTCGAAGCGGCGGCAGCCACGGCCCAGACCAAGAGCAACGCGGCGCACGCGGGGGTCAAGGCGATCACGGACCACATCCCGATGGGACAGCCGATTTTGGTAGGGCACCACAGCGAAAAACGCGCGCGACGCGACCAGGACCGGATCCAAAACGGGACGCGCCGAGCCTTCGCGGCTGACGATGCCGAGCGGCTCCGATGCCGAGCGCGGTCCGCTGAGCGGAACACGGCGATCTCATCCGACGACTGCAGAGTTCGACGGTTGGCGCTTTCGCGTCCCGGACGCCGAGGGGAAACGACGAATGGATCTGTGCTCGGACTGCTTAGAAAAACGCGCGGGGGGAGAGTAGGTGGATCCGGCCGAGATCGCGCGGTTCATCGCCGAACAGCACACGCCCTGGCGGTACGTGCTGCACAAGCGATACACGGCGGACGGGATCGCGGGGTTGCTACAGCTCTTGGCGGAGACGCAAGACGAGCTAGAGAACGCCAAGAACACGCTGTCGCTGGCCACCGGAGGGTGCCTATGACGCGCAAGGGCCACAACCCCTACGGGCTCGTCAACGACTGGCGGGGGCGTTGCTGGGGTGAAGGGTTCGCCGCCCGCGAGGCGTTGCGGGACCCCATGACGCAGCGGCAGCAGCGGGAGGGTTGCGTGGGGTCGGGTGACGTCGAGATCGCGACGGAGGTCTGGGTCACGATCTGGGACGAAAGCGGATCCAGCACGACGATCCCGCACCACACCCGCCGCGTGCCGCAGTGCTCGGCCGACGAGGTGGTCCCGTGATCGCCTACGACCCGTCAGCTGAGGCGGCCCGTATGGTCGCCATCGGTAACCCGGTCCGAACTGACGGCCCGGGTGGGCGAGTCCGCCGCGATCGCTGCCAGCACTGCGATCGCACAACAGGCCCCCGCGGCGACGATCCCTGCATCGAAAACCTCCCTGGCGGCATCATGAACGCGTGTTGCGGCCACGGCCATCCGGAGGTGGCGTACATCCAACACTCACCAGAACGTTTAGTCCGCGGTGCCGACGCACTCGCGACCATGAGGGCGCTTCGGCCCAGGGCGGGGCGCTCACACTGGACAGCTCCACCGGAGGTCGCGCCGTGATCGCCTGCGACCCGTTCGACCCTGGAGAGTTCGGACCGTGTCCGGTGTGTGGCGGCGGGCTGTCCGAAAACTGCTCGGTGCAGTGCCCCGCCCACTCGATCTCGCGGAGGCACCAGGCCATCACGTGCACGGCCTACCGCTCAGGGAAACGTGAGCCAATGAAGCTCCCGCCGAACCCGGTTTCAATCGACCCGGATCCCACCCCGCCGGGGCCAAGGCGCCGCACGCCATCCGAGATCGCAGAGGACCTCGAAATGTGGGCCGACTGCGTGGAGTGCACCGACAAGGATCTGGCCCTGGAGGCCGCGACCCGCCTACGCGAGCACGAGACCGCCGCGCTCAGTCTCGCGGTTGCACTCGCGAAAGGTGCACGATAAAGCTTGCGCCGCACTCCGTGGGCGTGTACGACGAGCGTAGCAATGACCAAAATAATCGAACTACAGGCCTGTAACTTCAAGCGGCTAAAGGCCGTGCACATTCGCCCTGATGGCCACACGGTGGTGCTCGGCGGCGGGAATGCGGAGGGGAAGACGTCTGTGTTGGACGCGATCCAAGCTGCATTGGGTGGGGGCCGAGCTGCACCAGTGGAGCCGATTCGCCGCGGATGCTCGCGCGCCGAGGTTAGGCTGGAGTTAGACGAGTTGATCGTCACGCGCTCGTTCTCGGGCGCGGGCTCCAAGATTGAGGTCCGGAGCAAGGAGTTTGGTAAGCTAAAATCGCCCCAAGCTGTTCTGGACAAACTGACGGACTCGCTGTCATTCGACCCACTGGCGTTCAGCCGCATGAAACCGGCCGACCAGGCGGAGACGCTTCGCGAGTTGGTGGGCCTGGACACCGGAGGGGTGGATGGAGAGATCCTCCAGCTCACAGAGGAGCGCAAGACGGCGAACCGCGAGGTAAAGCGTCTACAGGGCGTCGCTGATAGCTGCACCTTTCACAGAGAGGCGCCCGAACTAATAGTGTTGGTGGGGGACCTCGCCAACGACCTGGAGAGAGCATCAGCGCACAACGCCGAGCGGGATGGTCTGCTGAAGTCCGCGCACGCCAGTGATCTGAAGCGGGAGCGGCGAGAGCAGAAGATACAGGATCTTGAGGCAATGCTCGCGGAGTACCGCCAGGAGATCGAGGACCTACGAGGGGCGGCTGAGAAGTGGCGCGGCGAGGCCCACGAGGTGGATGTGAAGGACACGGACGCGATCCGTACCGACCTCAACGAGGCGGAAGCGATCAACGAAAAGGTGCGAGACAACATCGCCTACCGAAACGCCCAACTGGAGCTGCACGCGGCGAAGGAGGCCGCGGGCAGCTTGGACAAGTCGCTGGACGGCGCGCGTTCCCGACGCCGCGAACTGATCGAGGCGGTCACGTTCCCGATCGAGGGACTCGCTGTTTCGGACGCCGGAGTGACGTTTCGAGGGTTCGCGTTCGACCAGGCGTCCGGTGCGGAGCAGTTGAAGGTATCGGCGGCGATCGGGATCGCGATGAACCCGGATCTACGAGTACTGCTGATCCGAGACGGGTCACTGCTGGACAACGAGTCACTGCAAGCCCTGGGGGTGTTAGCGGAGGACGCCGACGCGCAACTGTGGATCGAGCGGGTCGGCGACGGCGACGAGGTCTCGGTCGTGATCGAGGACGGCGAGGTGGCCGAGCATAGGCCGTCGACAATAAGTACACAATAAGACTTGCGGAGCATTACTCGGCGGTGTACATAGTAAGGGCAATGGCGAAGAGAAAGAAGACACGGCGGTCGATCAGCGTGAAGGGCGCTACCTACCGCATGTTCAAGGTCCTGGCGGAGCGCCGGGGCCTCCCGGTCTCGGCGCTCACTGAGCAAGTGATGCTCCGCGAGCTTGACGGGACGGGGATCGTTGATCCAGGAGCGGCGCCGGTCGCACCGGCAACCTCAACCGAGCCCGAGGCGATTCCCTCGGCGCACTTCACGTTCTGATGGCCGTCCCAAAAAAATCGTACTCCTTCCCCGTAGGTGACTGGGAACCGGTGCGCGACGGCGAGGCTTATTGCTCGCGAGCGTGCGGTGCGAGCTGCACCCGCGAGGCCTACGCGGCCGCTCATGAGGCAGCCGACAGACTCGCGGCGCGCCTGTACAGCGGTGTGGGTTCGCCCTGGACCACGCGAGTCTGGGAGAACCTCGGGTGGCACTGGGAGGTCCGGTCGGATTGTGGGCACTGGTCGGTATCTCCTGCTCGTCTTTTTGGTGACACCGACGGGTACACCGCCATGCTCGGCTTGGCGGACGAATGCCATGGAGGCCGGTGGTACGCGAACGCCGACACACCCGAGAAAGCGATCGAGGAGACGCGAAAAACGGCGTTGGCTGAGATCCGCGACCTCGCGAGCTGGCTCGGGATGAAGCTCAAAAAGGCGAAGTCGTGAACGGTCCCAGCATCGTCATACGAGCGGAGATCCGCCGCACTTCGGACGGTGAAGTGCGGACATACGATGAGAATTACACCGTAGACGATCCCATCGATTGCGCGGTGTACCAGTGGACCCTCGGGAACTACGGGTGCGACTGCAATCGTCGGTTGTTTTGGATGCGCGCCGATGGCCAGGAAGTGTTCGCGTGTGAACCCGATGCGCCACCTTGTACGACAGGTCTCTATGTGGTGCGCCTGCTGGTCGGAGACAGGGTGCTGCTTGATGAGTGGGTCGAGTCATGAGCGGGTGGGACTTACTCATCGCGTTCGGGTACGTGCACGCGACCGCGGCCATTATTGTGCTGTTGGTGATCGTTCCGTTACTGTGGGTAAAAGACAAGCGTGGGGGGGAACCAGACCAGGAGAGCGACGACGCATTCGGTACGGCCTCGCTTGAGGAGCGGCGGAAGATGATAGCTGGGGAGTACCCTTGGGCATCCATGTCCAAATCGGTTTACACCAATAAAGACACCGAGTGATGACGAAGCAAGATTTCACAATGGACCACTCCGGCAACATCGAGGGCGGCAGCCGTGCTTTCGCCATCGGCGAGGAGTTCGATGCGTTCGGCGAAACATGGGAAGTAGTCAGCGAGGTCGAAGTCCGTCGAGTGGCCCGAGTCAACGCCCTGACACTCGGCGATCTGTTCCTCGACGCGATGGAGGGCTCGGAGTTTGAAGCCGCGATCAGTGTGATCGAGGGAGGCGCCGGCGCCTCGGGGACAATAATCGCCTTCACGGAGGTGGTAACGGAGCTGTTCCGGGCACGAGAGAAACACGCCGATATGCCGACCCCGCACCACGGGATCGCCGTGCTCACCGAGGAACGCGACGAGCTGTGGGACGAGATCAAAAAGAAGGACGCCGACCGCGATCCGGAGGCAATGCGAACCGAGGCTACGCAGATCGCCGCGATGGCGATCCGTTTCAAGCGGGATATCTGCGATGGTGGGAAGCACGACCGATGAGACGCTTAGCCCTACACATCGCGGTTCGCATCGCCGCAGTTGCGATCGCGGCATGGTCGAGCGGTTGTGTTGGCGTCGTCGACGATGCCTTCACCGATGCCGCGACCCTCATCGAGTCGGAGGAGGAGGCCAACCCGTGCGGCCCCGTCCTGGACTGCATGATGGGAGCGTGCACGTACCAGCACCACGCCTCCGGGTCTCGGGCCCAGGGATACGTTGCCGGATGCGTCGAGGCCTGCATGGGAGTGCTCGAAGTCGCAGAGGAGGACCGGTGGGTGCGCGGAGCCGCGGGCCGAGCCTTCGCATCGTGTGAGACCGACGCCGACGACTGTGGCGATCTTGTTTTGGAGTGTGTGGAATGACTGACCGAATCGAATGGACAAAACGGGAGCGGGCGCACGGCGATCCGCATTGGGTTGCGAGTTTTGGGCCGTATGCGCTCACTGTCACCGTTGGGTGCCCTTGGATCTGGACGTGGGAGATCGACCATCCCGATCACGGCGAGGAGGCGCGATCCGACGACGATTGGGACTACCAGGAGGTCGCGAAAGCGCAGCAACGTTGCGAGCTGATGGCGCGGGCGCTGCTCATCGGAGCGGACACCGACATCGGCGCGGCGGTGCCCGACGACTTCGGCGCGTCGCTCCAACTCTCACTGCTTCGCGGCGGGGTCGAGAACACGCGGGCCTCGATGGCCCTCGGCGGCAAGGCGCTCCGCGCTGCTAGCGATGGCGACACCGAGAAGGCGCTCCACCACGACGTGCTGGCGGGCCCCGGGCCTGGCCGCACCTCCCCCAGCCGCCGGACCTCGACACGGCGACGTGGCGCGCGCTGTGCCGCTACTTGGCGAGCGGGGTCCACGGCCGAACGCCTGATCCGGCCCACTTGCGGGCAGAGCAGAAACGCAAGCTGGTGAGCGCTGGCTACATCAACAACGACGGCGCACTGACCGACAAGTGCATCGAGGCCCATGAGAAGGCCCCAATGAAGGAGTACACCGTGGTGGCGTCGTGCACGATTAGCCTGCATACGACCGTGAAGGCCAAGACCGAAGCGGAGGCGATAGAGATCGCGAACTGCCGCGACATCGGGGCGATCTTCGATCAGACCGATGCCGCCGAGGAGTGGGCAACATCAGGCGAGATCGACGGGACCCCTTTCGAGGTGTCGGTGGAAAAGTGAAACGGACGCCGCACATCATCCCCGATCGCCTATGGGTCCGCGAGTCGTTCCGGTTCCCTGCTGCCCAGGACGAGGTCTCACCGGCAGTCGTCGGAACTAGAAGCGTAAACGCGGGATATAACGAGCCGTGGTGTCCGACTGAATACGCCGATGGGTGCACCAGGAACGACAACAGCGTTGGCCCGTTTGGTCGCAAGCGATCCGCGATGCACATGCCACGGTGGGCGAGCCGCATCGTCTTGGAGATCACCAATGGGACCGTTCACGACTTCGCCTTTTTGAGCTGCTCCGGGCGGAGCGCCTATGGTCCATCACAGAGGCCGAGGCGGAAGCTGAGGGCGTCGGCCAGCTTGAGCTAATAGGACCGTCGCAACGGCTACCTCGTGACGACCAGGGACGAACGCAGGGTACCCACCCCTTCACGATCTCGTTCGCGTCCCGGTGGGACACCACCAACGCCTCGCGCGGCTTCCCGTGGGTGGACAACCCTTGGGTGTGGGTCGTCGGGTTTCGCAGGACACAAGCACATGACTCAGAATCCATTTGAAACGTTTATCGAGGCGTCGACCTACAACGGCGTAACCGAGAGGGATGCCCAAACTGTACGGGACTGGGCCCTTGCAGTCGTGAACACGGCTGTAAGCAAGGATGAGGACACCGCCGACCAGGCCGCCACTAGGGCGATGATCAGCTTATTCCTGGCAGCTATCGCCCACGCTGCCCCGCAGGCTAACCACTCGAACATCGCACTAGGGCGCCGCCTCCGGGAAGCGCTTGGAGAACCGAAACCGTGAAGCAGTACGAGATCATCAATCCATCCAATCCGTGCACCATCGAAGCGAACGACGACATCGTCGCAGGGGTCGCTATGATGGCGGTTGGATCCGGCCAACTCGGCCTTGCCGATGAGGCGGGCAATTGCATAATCCCGCTGCTTATGTTCGGCGGTTTCATCCGCTGGCTCGTCGACGTCGGGATCGCGAAGCCGGAGCACGACGAGGCGGAGGCCGGCGCCGCCCTCAAGGCCTACGTGCTGGACCACAAGCTGGCGATCGCCGACGTCCTCGACACGTGCATGTACGGATCGTTCGCGGACCGCAAGGCCTACAACCGCGGCCTGGATATGATCCTCGGCACGGTCGCGAAAACGAAGTGGCGCGACGACTGGGCCACCGATCGCCGGTCGTCGGTCAATGACATCTGTGCGGCGTGCTGGGCCACCGCCAAGACGCTACGCGAGGGGATGAGCGACGATGCCGTCCCGAACTAGCGGGCAGTAGTGGGGGCTCGCGCTTCGGATGTTCGCCCACTCGATCATGCGGATGACGGACCTCGGTCGTTACGATCACGACCGCTGCGGGGTCGATCGAGTCATTCCACTCTCCGACCTGGAGTGCAACGACGGCCATCTCTTGGAGATGACGATCGAACAGGTCGTCGACAGGCAACGCCGGCAGCTGGAGGAGGCTGGGATATGATCCCCACGATGGGCAACCCGATCCGGCTCAAGCTCGGTGGCGATCGCGGCCCCGTGTTTCATTTCGCCGACGGATCTGCGGCCACAGGTCCCCGAGTCTACTACTCGGGGTGCCGTCTGAAGTCGATCGGGTTCGACACCTCGGGGGACGACGGTTGCGAGGCGGCGGTCTGGGCGGGTGCAACGATCGGGCTCATCGTCCGCTCGGAGATCGCCAGTGCCTGAGGTTCGACAGCCGCCGCGGTTGTCGAACCTCGACGCTATCGCGGGGGCCGGCCGTGGGTTCCTCGCGATGGGATGCGCGGCGGCGATCCTGCTCACGCTCGGCGCGTGCTACCTCGTGGCAAAGGGCGACCACGATGGGTGACGTGATCGACGGCAACATAAACTGGGAGCTGCGTAAGGGATCTCAACGCGGTGGCGCCAGACCGACATCGTCGCCGAGGGCCCTGCCGATCCGGACCAAGACCCGGCCGTCGCCATTGTTGATCGTCATCGTTCTCCCGACTTTGGACTTCACCGAAACCTCGCTCGATGTGGTGGCGCCCTCGGTCGAGGTGGCGATCGCGACCATCTGATCCTCGGCGTTGTCCCAGCAGCACCGCAGGTTCACGCCCTCGCCGAGCCGCTCCTGAGCCACCTCTGAAAGCTCGTCGCACCACCCCGGCATACTCGGGCGGGCGACCACCTCCCACGCCATGCCGGCGTAGCCTCGCACCTCGACCACGTCGCCGATGCTGAGTTGTTTGTGGTCGCCGACCGGCTCGTCGCCGAGTCGCGACACAAGGAACGGCCGCATCATGCCCTTGAAGGGGCCGTCGAGCGCCAGCATCGTCCTGGTCTCGAAGCGCCGATCGCAGTCGTTCCCGATCCCCGTCATCGCCCACCGCGACGTCAAGCCCGCGAATTGCATCGCGGTGACGTCGCCCGGCTGCATGTTCCCGAGGAGTCGATCGGATAGGTAGGTGATCTCGACCTTTGCGATCGCCATAATCGCCCCGTCCCCCGCGGCCTCGGATGCCAGTTTGAGTGCGTCCAGATCGTGGTCCGACAGCGCGGATCTTGCTGTGACGCTGAGTCCTTTGACCGCCCGGACCAGTGCCTCCTCCGTTTTCTCCGAAGCCGCCGCGGCTGCCAACCTGTCGCGCTCGCGCATCGAAACGGTGCGCGGGTAGGCGATCTCGAACGTCGCCCCATGGGGGAGAGACTCAGGCGTCCGGTACACACCGATCCCCCCGAGGCGGACAAAACGATCGCCGGTGAGGATCACCCACAGGTCCGGGTCCAGCGTCGAATCGTTGTGCGCTACCAGGACAATGTCGCCGGGGTGGAGGTCGCGCGCGGTTACTCTGGTGTTTTCATTGCTCACACGCCGAGGGTACACCATATGCGGGCGATCCACGAGGTGGTAAGGTGGCCGTGTGCCGACTCTCGACCCCAGCCGCTACGGTGGCCCCGTCCGTGCCCCGCGCGACTGCGCGTGTCCTGACCCCGCCACCCCGGGGACGTCGCCGAACATGCTCCCCGTCTCCGACCCGTGCGCCGAGGGGGAGGGGAACGTCCCTGTGGTCGACACTACCTACCAGTGCAGCGTGATGGTGGGGCTCCAGCCAACTCTCGACCGCGCCCGCCGGGTTGTGCACGAGATCGGCATGAGGCCCTACCGGGTCTTCATCGTGTGGCAGGAGCGCAACCAGAACCGCGATCTTGTGGAGGTGGCTCGAAAAGAGCTGATGCCGGTGCGGGTCGACGGCCTCGACGGGGTCGATCTCTCGCTGGGCGCCGCGGGCCTCCAGGCCGAGGGCGCGATCACCCTCCGGGAGGTGAGCCCGGCTCAGACATCCGAGGACGAGCTGCGCGGCTACCTGAACGGCGTAGAGTGGGCGGCGCAGACCAGCAATCGCGAGTACTTCTACGAGGTACAGGCGGCGGCCAGGTGCGTCGGGGAGTCGCCACGCGTCCGGCGTTTCATCCTTGCGAGTGAGCCGTTCCTGAAGGGCGGTGCCGGAGAGTTTCGCGTCCGGCTCGTCGACCAGGAGATCGCGCGTCGCGACGGACAGGATCGGACCGTGGTCGCTGAGACCGGCGGCCCTCGCCTGGTGACGTAGGTCAGACCCTCGGGGGCCACTCCCATCGGCCATTGCTGTCGCCTTGTATCGAGACGACGCTGTCGATTCGAATCGACTCACCGTCCTGCGGAAAGATCTGCAGCTTCAGGCAGCTGTCGGAGTGGACCTTGACCACTATCGCTGCGTGTGGCCCGTCTCCCTCGGAGCCGTAGTAGTGAACGATTCGACCGATCGATGGCTTCATGTGCTGGTGGTACCATGACGGAATGACGATCGGCACCGAGTACGAGATCAACACGCGGACGGCGATCTTCCGATCAACGTTCGAGTCCGGCACGATCGCCGAACACACCTACGACGGCTCGGTGTTGACGATCTCCGCATTTGGAGGATCGGAGTTCGGCGAGTTTCCGATCGAGGACCTCGTTGCGGTGAACCGGAAGTACCGAGCCTGGCAGCGGCTTGTCCGCGAGAAGCTCACGCCGACCATCGAGCCGCGGCCGCTCTATGACGCGAACTGGAGCAGTGCCCGCGACCGCATCCGCCACTCGTTCGAGACGCACGGGATGCAGCTGTCTAAACTCGACTGGCGCCGAGGCCGAGGGATCCGGATCGAGGAGCGCCCGCTGGTCGCTGTGACCTGGGCGGTCGGCGAGTGCTGGACCGCAGCGCTCGCGCGGTTCTTCAACACGGCGGCCCTCGCCTGCACCGACGGCGGTGCAGGCATCGACGAGGTTGTGGTCGAAGACGTGGCCGACCTCGTGCTATAGGCGACGCGGAGTAGAGCTTTTACCAGCGGGCGGCCGCTAAGCGCTGCTCCAGCTTGCGCCCGTCGAGCGTCGGTCGGACATCCGCGGGCTCCTCGGCCTCGATCGAGAGCTTCCGCTGAAAGTGCCGGGCCGTGAACTCGGCACTTTCAGCGTTGAACATGAGACGGTCGAGGCGGGTCCACGGTTTCCGCTCACTCCGATTGGTCCGGACCATCTCGCGGTTGTAGTCCCGTATTTTCTCGGGGACGCTGGTGACGTGGAGCCGGCCGTTCATCCACGCGCGGAGCGTGTAGAGCGTGGTCATGTAGGGCTTGTAAGTGGCAGGGGAGGGTCTCATGGGCTCCCAGAGCCCCAGGCTTTGCGCGGCCTCGCTGCGGTGGATCTCGGTTTTCAGGGCGATGATGTCGACGTTTCGGTACCAGGACATGTTCTCTCGCTAAGCAACGGGAGCCCCGCGAGGGCCTCCCGTATCTTTGGGTGTTGGATGCGGCGAAACGGGACCACCCCGAACGCCATCAGGGATCCGCGCCACGGCGGATCGGGTTCTTCGATCGGTACGACCGACGCGCCCGCCGCTGAGGCCAGCGACGCGACGCGATCCAGCTCGCGCTCGTCGGCTGCAGCGAGCACGACGACGCACGTGTCGGCGCCGTGGTGCTCTCCGGTGCGGGCGGCCGCGTGTGCCAGCTGGGCCGCGAGTACGCCCAGGGGGACGTCTGTGCGGACTACGAGGTAATGGTGGAGAGAGCAGGATTCGAACCTGCGACCAACAGCAGCACCCGAGGGCCCGCCTTGCTCTGACCGCTGAGCTATCTCTCCGGGGGGCCGGACAGGACTCGAACCTGCGACACTCGGGGTGCTTAGCCCCGCCGCTCTGCCAACTGAGCTACCGGCCCGTGAACGCACGAAACCCGACGGCCGGGTCTCGTTTTCGGTCTCCCCGTGGGGCTGACTGTCAAGCGCGCATGCCACAAGGTTGATCATCGTCGAGGGTCTCGTCAAGGGGGGTATTGCAAAAGACACTCCGCCCGTCGCCGATCCTGACACCATCACTCCCTTTTCTTGCACGCCGCGATAAAGGCCGCCGCGATAAAGGCCGCCGCGATAAAGGCCGCGGCGATGCCGGCCGGGTCCGACGGGTGAGCCCTGATCGGTATCGAGCTGGTGGTCGTGGTGTTGGCCACAACGGCGTCCTTTCGTTCGACGAAATCCGACCGCAGATCCTTGGCGCAGATCCACACCATTGCGGTGTTGCAGAGTGAGGCGAGATCGTTGTCGTCCCCAGGAATCCAGCACCACGCGGTGTCGGTACCGTCGGCGACACCGATGCAACTCCGGAGCGATGCGACAATGTCGCGCTGTTCCAGTTCCTGGTGGACTGCCTGCCGGCGCTCGGCCTCGACGAGTACGAGCTGAGCCTCCAGATCGTCGACGCGCTTACGGAGCATCCTCGCGTTTAGGGCGAGCGAGCGAACCGCATCCCGCTCTGCCGAAGGGCGCGGGCTCCCGTGGGCCATCGCCTTGTGAGCGAGTAGCCCCAACTCGAAGCTATCGGCAGCGTCTAGCGACTGGATCGTGACATTGACCGCGCCAGGGGATGGAGATGAAAGGTCGGGGCGGATCATAATCTGCGACCCGCACGCCTGGCACGTCACGCGGGTAGGCATCACGACAACCTCGACCGCGGGCACACCCTTGCTCGGCTGGGGACCGTCGTGTAGGCGCATTCCGTCGCGCCACGCCCCTGTCTCAGCCTCGGTCGTTCCTCCGCAAGCGCAGTAGACGCTGCCGAACATCGCTATTGACCCCAGTCCGCGTAAGGCCCGCCCACCGTGTGACAGTAGTGATCGAGCATCCACCCCCACGGCCCCGGAGTATTTGGGAGATCGGGTCCAATGATGGCCGGATTCGTATCCCATGGGTGCCCGGCAGTGTTGGCAAGGCGGAGGAACTCCGCCCCCTCGTTTGCCATCGCGTCGGTGTGGGTGTCGCCCGGGTTGAACGGTGGGACCGTGCGCCCTTCCCCGAAGTCGCAAAGGAACGCGAAGTTGCCAGCGGCGACCATGTCGATCGCTAGATTTGTGCTTGGGAGCAGAAAGTCATAGCAGGTGCTCGTTCCGGGGCCGCAGTACTGGTCGGGCTCTCCGCCGTGTAGCACAATTGCGGCAACCGTTCCAAGCGGCACCATGGGATCGCCGAATGCGATCCCTCCAGACCATATCGCCGCACCCGCAAGATCGTCGCGCTCGGTCATCAGGTAGCTCGACATGATAGCGCCAGCTGACGCGCCACCAGTCGTGATCCGAGTCGGGTCGTATTGCCCCGACATACACGAGAGGACCGCATCCATCAAAAGAAAATCGTCGGGTCGGTCGGTCTGTTCCACTGGGTTGTCGTGGTCCCCGGTGATCCACCAAGGGAACGGGTTGAGGGCGAACCCCTCTTCGGCCGAGAGTGATGGATCACGACCTCCAACGGCTTCGGGGTCGGCTTCGGGAATCACAAAGATCCCACCCTCTGCTGCAACCATCGATCGTGTCGCGGCAGCGGACCCCCAAGGAAGCACGAGCGCAACCGTTCCATTCGTGCCGTACCAGTGGAACGAAATCGGGCCGCCGACGCCGCTGATCTCGATAAACGCATCGCGGCAGGGAAGTCCGTCGCCGCAAAAAGTGTTCATGCCGTCGACGATCGACGCGGGGCAGTCGAACGCAAGGTCGTCACCTCCGGAGCTAGAACCTCCTTCGAGATCAAGCGGTGTCCCAGATCCGGTCGAGGGACCGCCCATAGTGTCGGAGCCCGTTGCCGGGTCCTCACAGAGACACACGCAACCCGGAGGGCAGATGTCATCGACGCGAAAGGTAGCGTCCTCGACGCGGGCGGACACGTCGATGCAAGCGGTGGGAAGGAGGCCAAAGGCGGCCATGATAATGGACTGTGCGCTGTTCATTTCGCCTTAGTTGGTATCAGATTTAGCGTCGTGGCAGCAAGACGCCGTTCGAGCCTGCGCCTCGTCTGTCACTGCCATTCTGTCCCGTCCCAGTACTTGCCGTAGCTCCACCGGAGCGATTCCCCCATGTCCCAGACCTCGACCCCCCCGTAGTTATCGATCCCGGTGTTCGGGAAGTACCCGAACTCGAACAGGGCCTCCCGGAGCGCCTCGCACCACTCCTCGGGGTGGTGGTGCTGGCCGACCCGCACCTTAGCCGCGACCTCGTGGCCGTGCCAAAGGAAGGGGACGTGGAGCAGCACGTAGGGAACGCCCTGCCGCGTACAGTGCGACGTTGTTACCGGCCCGTCGGGGCGTTCGAGTTCGGTCGTCACAGGAACCTCTGTCGGGTTGGCGTCTCTGCAATGAAGTCGCGCCCCGCGAGCCAACGCTTTCGCATCCGCTCGCATTGCACCGTGGCTTGCCGCCGCAGCATATCCGACCGTTCGAGCTTGCGGCGGAGTTCATCGATCACCGCTTGCTGCTGATCGATTGTCATTGCGCAGTGCTCGGGATGAGGGCGAGGACGACATCGGGGACGGTCCACACGCCCTGCCGTCCCTTGCAGGGAACCGGCTCGATCCTCCGTGGGGCGCGGAAGATCCACCGCCACGACTCCGGATCTGAAAAGGGGCAGATCGTGGTGAGCTTGCACCGCGGCCCGATCGCCGCATCGAGGATCGCAGTCCCGACGATCACCCCGCGTGGCCTCATGTAGGGCCAGGGCTCATCGTCCGGGGCGGTGAGCCCTGGAGGTGTCCACCGGGTGAGGCCGGCATGGATCGCGACCCGCTGGCCGACGAGCCCAGCGTGGGGCCGCCAACTTCGGTTCTCGCAGATCTTGCGGCCCACGATGATGAGATCCGCGAACGGTTGCCAGATTGTGATAGCTCTCACGTTAGGTTCCTCTGGCTCGTTTCTCGACGGCCCGGTTCAGCGACTCACCCATCGCGGTGCCTAGGTGGTGGGTCCAGGCGAGGAACCGCGCCATGCTGGGGCCACGCGAGGCGTAGCGCCTGAATCCAAGCCGCTGCGCGAGTTTCTTCGCGATCCTTCGCGGCCGTTTCCTTCGTGGAGCCAGAGGGTCGCGGCTCCGCCTGTGTGCTCCAAACCGTCGTTTGGTCACAGCTGGACCATCCCCAGCGCGAGCCCGCGAGCGAGGAGCGCCGCCGAGACCCGATCTTGCTCGTGGTCGACAAAGTAGGGCTTCCCGGTGGCCTTGCGCAGTGTGGCGCGCTGCTTAGCGAACAGCCGATCGAGCCTGGCGATAGCCCCCGCGTCCTTCGACGCGGCGTGCTGGCGCCGGTAGGGACACGGCAACCGCGAGATCGTGAGCCCATGCCGCGCTACGGTCGCGCGGGTCGGCTTCAGGTTGTGGAAGCCCACGCCGGAGATCTCCTCTGGGAGTGCGGGGTTGAGGGTCCGCCCGTGGGCGGTGCGCCTGACCGCGTTCATCGGTCTCGCCCCGTCTGACCGCCGACCCCGAAGCCGTTGGGGTTGTCGTCACCGGTGGGCGGTGTGGTGCGTAGCCAGACGACGATCTGGCTACCGCCGGCGTCGAGGAACCCGCGGTGGGGCTTTGCGTCGCTGGGGACGCCGTCGGGGCGGGGGGATCCCCACTCCTGGGCAACATCCCACTCTTGGATGTCGTGGAGCGGCCGCCCGGTGAAAACACAGCGGCCGGCGTTGGGGAGGGTGCGGGTTGGCGTCGTCATTGCCCGAGCAACGTACACGCCGCGGGTGACCCGTGCAACCTGAAAAGTGCACGATGCCACAGTGCGCGTTCTGCGGTAGCCTGGGCTCATGGCGACCCTTGTCCTGCGCGGCCCGCACGAACTGCAGGGCGCGATCATGGCGCTGGAGCGCGAGGCTACCAAGGCGGTGGAGCGATCCCTGGTGCGGGCGGGCCAGTATGGCCGGACCGTCATGCAGGCGCTCACGAAGCGCCAGGACGCGCGTGGCTCCGGGGCCTACGGAGCCAGCTTCATCACCGAAAGGATCAAGGGCGGCGCGATGATCACGAACACGGCGCGGCACTCGCTGTTCGTCGAACGGGGCCGGCGTCCGGGTCGGGCCCCTCCGCTCGATCCGATCATCGAGTGGGTGAAGGCCAAAGGGTTCGCAAAGACGGCGCTAAAGAAAGCCCGCCAGCGTCGGCGCGCGGCCTCGGGCAAGTCCAGGGTCCGGCGAAAGCCAGGCCCGAAAAAGATGAAGGGCCGGATCAAGGGCGCCCGGATCCCGCGGAAGCCGTCCGCCGCTACGGCCCGGTACCTCCGGCTGTTCAGCCATCAGATCGCGCGGCGGGTCCAGCGGAAGATCGCGAAGCGCGGCACGAAACCCCACTGGATCTTCAAGCGCTCGCTGCCGAAGATCGCGAAGAAAGCCAAGCAGCTGAGCAAGCAGGAACTGCGCAAGGTGTTCAGGTCCCCGCCGAGGAAGTAGGATTACCGCGATGGCTGAGGGCTCGACATTCATCCGCCGCCCGCGTGTCGCTGTGGATGGCGCAATTGAGGAGCCCGGCCGGTTCGCTCGCGATGGCGTCCTGCGGGTCGGGCCCGCTGGCGACACGGCGATCGTGGCCCAGCGCGACGGGACAGAGAAACTTGTCCCGAACCCGCAGGACCAAACGCAATTCGCCGCGGGGCTCACACCGGTCCAGCAAGACCGCACCCTTGACTCGTCGAGCGCGATGCAGATCGGTCTGTACTCGATGCTTCGCAACATGCGTGCGTGGCGCATTGGACTCGACGATCTCATGAGGGAGGGCGACCTTCAGGCGTCGTCCTTCGAGTTGGCCCGCGTGTTCTTCGACTGGCCGCGTCAGGAAGATGCGATCGACCCGATGCCGTCGGCCACCATCACCCTCCCAGAGGAGGAGGTGTACGGCCACCAGGGCATCGGCGGAGGCGTCATCCTGGAGGAGACCGCCGACCAGTGGGGGCCAGGCACGATCCTAAAAAAGACAGCGCACGCGACCACCACACTCAACCTGGTGATCTGGAGCGCCCACAAAGAGGAGCGCCGCGGGTTGAAGAAAGCACTACAGCGCGTGTTCCTGACCGAGCCGCACGAGGAGATGAGCGGCCGGCGTGTCGTCGTCCCGCAGTACTTTGACCGAGTCGCGCGGTTCGAGTTGCTTGGCATCCGCTACGATGATGGCCAAGAAAGTGCACAATCAAACGAGTGGATCCTGGTAGCTCGGTTCGCCGCCGACATCGACGTGGTCGACCTCGTGACGCGGCCGCCGTACATGCAGCAGCCGGCGATTGCGGTCACTGCAACCTCCGCCCCCGACGACTGCTGACGCGTTCGTCCGAGGTGGTGTTATGCTCAGCGCACCACATCCACTGCACCCACTGCAGGAGAGACGAGCATGGCGGGCTTCAAGCGAGTATTTCGAACCTTCCCCGGCTTCGATGTTCTGACGAACATCGAGTCCGTCAACATCATCGACATCACGCCACCCGGCCGGATCGTCGGCACCGGCACCGGCACCGTGCTGCTTGTCGCCGAGTTCGAGCGCGGAGGATTCACTCCGCGCGAGGTCTTTGGCCCGACGGACCTGCAGACCAACTACGGGTCTCTGGGGCACGCGACGGTCACGAGCCAGTATGACGGCGCGGTAGCTCGTCGCTCGGGTGGTGATGAGGTGTGGAACGGTAACGGCTTCATCTGGCTGAGAAACAAGCGCTTCAGTCGGCTGGTGATCCAGCGCGTCGACAACTCCGGGGGCTCGGTCGCGTTCTCGCGGCTTGCTTGCCTCACCAGTGACGCAGTCGCACCGATCACGGGCGTGGTCACGGGTGACACTATCGAGTTCACCCGCAACGGCTCAGTGGCCGTCACCGCCACTCTCGTCGGGAACCCTGGCGTGATTGCTGGCACCGGCGGCACCTTTCCGACGCTGTTCACCGGTGGTGAAACGCTGGAGCTTCGCGTCGACGCGGACTCCACTCGGGTGATCGTCTTCACCGCGGCCGATCAAACCCGCGACAACGTCCGGGACCGGATCAACGCAACGCTGGCCCAGACCGTCGGAGTCGCCAACGCGACCGAAATCGATTTCCAGTCAGTCATCGGCGGGACCGATGGCCGCATTGAGATCGTGGGCGGCACCGGCGTGGCGACGATCGGCCATGTGGCCACCGCCGTTGCTCAGGTCTCGACCGGAACGGTCACCGCGAACGCCACGGGCGGTCCCTTCACAGTCCGCGTCAACCGGTTCACCGCTGGCGTTTCGACTGACTACGATCGCTCGTACACCGCCGGCGGTGGCGACACCACCACACAGGTGCGGGACGGTCTCCTCGCCGCGTACACGGCCGACCCGATCCCGGGGATCACGGTCACCGCTGGAGCTGGTGCCACGCTGGTATACACCGCGGCGATCAATATCCTGTTCACTCCAACGGTCACGGCTGAACCGAACGTCGGCGAGTTGACTTTCGCGGCTACGACCACCGGCGTGGTCACAGTCGACGAGGGCGACGGCAACGTCCCGAACGTGGCCGAGATCGAGATCTCCGACGCGGTCTCGCTCCTCGACGCGCTCGCTGGCATCACCGCCGACGTCGACAACGACGGCAACATGCGGGCGTGTAACTCGGGCACCCCGGCCACCGGCACCCTGCAGGGCACTGGCGGCACCGCACTAACGGCGTTCGGGTTCGACCTCACCACGCTGGCCGACGCGGCCGACGCGGCCGACGTCACCATCCTCGCCGGCACGCGGGTCCAGGACTCCAGCGCGACCGGGACCATATGGGTCACCATCGAGGACATCGAGACCGGCACCGCGGGGGGTTCATGGTCGGCACGTGTCCGGCCGTGGGCCGACACCGACACCGCGCTGGCAACGTCGATCGGCAACGCGACGATCGTCCTCGACACGCTCCCCGATGGGTTCAGTGTGACGAACGCAGCGGCGATCACTCGGCTCACGCAGTCGCAGATCGAGGGCCGCTACCGCACAGCCCTGGAGTCCACACTCGACCAATCGAGCGATGCGTTCCAGGCCAACATGGTGTGCTCCGCTCGGTCGTCCGAGTCGCTCATGCGCTACGTTCGCCAGAACGCGCTCGACGCAACCCGGCAGGGCATGTTCGCCCGCAAGGCTGTGATTCGTCCGCCCCTCGGGACCTCGCGGACTGACCTCCGCGCGTCGACCGGTGTCGGCGTAGCGAACACGACGATCGGTCGCGACGAGCGCGTCCTGTACTGCGGGATCGGATTCACGACTCAGATCCCGGAGATCCAGGAGGTCGGCACCAACGGCGGAATCGGGTTCACCTCCGACGGGATCATCGAGGTCGGCAGCGATGGGTTCTATGCCTCCGTTCGCTCGATCCTCAACCCCGAGGAGAACGCGGGCCAGCGGCTGACCGACACCAACGTGGAGGGGATCAACGTACTCACCCTGGAGGACGCGTACAACACCGCGGAGGGCGGTGTTGCGCTCACAGAGGACGACTACATCTCGTTCAAGGCGAACGGGATCATCGCGGCACGGTTCGACCGGCAGAGCGGCGCGATCTTTCAGTCCGACGTGACCAGCGTCGATCCATTGGTGGAGAGCGTGAAGGCCGACGGCAACCGCCGGTTCTTCGCTGACTTCATCATCGACACCCTCGGTGAGACGGGGCTGAAGTACGTCAAAAAGCTCCAGACCCCCAACCGTCGCCGGGCGATGCTCAGCGAACTGAGCGGGTTCCTGCGGCTGCTCAAGTCGGAGAATCAACCCGAGACTTCGCGCTTGCTCGCATACAGCATCCGCGACGACACGACCCGAGAACAGCGCGAGATCGGGATCATGGTCGTTGTCGTGCGGGTGAAGATGCACCCCGATATCAAGGCGCTCGTTTACCGGGTCGAGGTCGGTACTACCGTCCAGATCGAAGAGGCGGCCTAATCAGCCTGAAGTAGGAGGACCAACCGATGCCCGAACAAAGAGTAAAAGGCCAGGAGACGATCCTGACCATCATCAAAGACGGCGAACTGCAAGCTCGGATCGACAGCATCTCCGACACGGAAACGACCTTCATGTTGGAGAGCCTGGAGGAGGACTACCTGGGGGAAACCGCCTCCCGGTACGACTCGATCTTCAAGGGCATGCGGATCCGGATCTCCGGCCACATGACGAACAAGCAGGTGATCGACTTCGCCGACACGGTGGTCGCTCGCGCGCAGCGTCGCGCCGGCGGTGCCAACCGGATCGACATGGCGACGACGTTCATCTTTCCAGGTGGCGACCTCATCACCGTCAACCTCCCGGATCTGCATTTCGCCGAGGTCCCGCTAAACACGGGCTCGCGATCCGACTACGTCCAGTTCACGCTCGAAGGCATGACCTCCGAGTACGAGCTGCTCTAAGTCTCCCCCTCCTCCTTCAAGTCGTCGTTGCTCACGAAGCCGCTCGCATCATCCGGTGCGAGCGGCTTCTTTCCGTCGAGCGCTTCGCACAAGGTAGCGAGCGGCACGAGTATCGCGCTCTGCCTGACCCATCGGTGGGCGACGCGGCGCCACTTCGTTATCCACACACGCTCGGGCCCCCACTCCTCCCGGAAGGGCTTGCGGTCCTGGACCCCGATCGCGAGTGAGCACCACCCGCCGCTGTGGCTAAGGACGTGTCGCCACAGTTCGCGCCGCCGCACAACCCCGTCGCCCTCGACCGTTCCGACGATGTCGTCGATCGTGTCGGCCTCGCCATATTTCACGTCGGAGCCACCCACGGGGACGGCTCCAGCGTTTTCCGCAGATAGAGCGGGTGCCAGGGCTGGCCGGCTTGCGTCGTTTTGAGGCACATCAGAGGCACGCCAATAAGGAGCCCCACCACCTCGCTGACCCGCTCCGGCCTCGCGTTCCCGCCCCACCCCAGCATGACGAGCTGGGCGCTCCTGGTTGCCACGATGATGTGCTCGTCGTTCTCCGGGCCCACTGGGTCATCGACCTGCCACAACCCCTTCGGGTCGGTAGAGCGGAGCGCGTAGAGGTTGACGATCTCCATCGAGTCGTAGCCCCACGCTCGCGAGTACCCGGCGCACCGCCGGAGCGTGGGATCCAGGACATTCTCGTCGGCCGTGCTCGGGTTCAGCATCAGCCACACGACCCGCCCGCGCCCGCCGTGCCCCCACTCCCTCCAGAGCCGGTACCGGTAGACACGAGACAAGCTGAAGATCGCCCCCTGGTCGGGCCAGATTGACGCCTGGGTCATTACGAGATCGGTGCTTCAATGAAGGGGTGGTGGCTGTACCCTTCCAGCGCGAAGTGCTTGGGCTCGAACAGTTCGAACAGGTGATCCTCCGTCGGGCACAGCTTCTCCGTGTCAACGAAGGCCGTCCGGTCGAGGGCCGCCGTCGGCATCGGCCGGGTGTCCCGGAGTAGCTGGGTCCGCGCCTGATCGACGTGATTTTTGTACAGGTGCGCGCTGCCGAAGTTCATCACCAGCCGCCCGGGTTCGAGCCCGACCACGGCCGCGATGATGTGGGTGAGAGCCGCGTACATCACGATATTGAACGGGACTCCGAGGAACCAGTCCGCGGACCGCTGGACCATCATCGTGTTGAGCCGCCCCCGTTGCACGTTGAATTGGTAGTACAGGTGGCACGGCGGTAGCTGCATGGCATGGATCTCCCCGGCGTTCCACGCCGACACGATGATCCGCCGGCTGTCCGGATTGGTCCGTAGCATGTGGACCGCATTGACCAGCTGGTCAACCGTCGCCGGCCATCCACCCTCACCGGCCGCACGCCACGCTCGCCATTGCGCGCCGTAGATGGGGCCCAGTTCGCCGTCCTTCGCCCACTTGTCCCAGTACTTCACGCCCAACCCGTGGAGACTGGCGGTGTCGGTGAACCCGTACATCATCCACGCCAGTTCTGCGATCGCCTTGGGCCACCTAACCTCCTTGGTCGTCAGGGCCGGGAACCCGTCGGCGAGGTCGCACGAGAGTTGCGGCCCCCAGACTTCAATCGTCCCCGTTCCGGTTCTGTCGTTTTGCTCGACCCCTTCGTCGAGGATTCGGGACATCACCTCCAGGTACTGCTCCTCCATCGTTGCCATCGTCTGCGCTCACTCCTGCCGGCTCTGCCGGCGGCTGGGGTTTAGGCGGTGTCAACTCGGCTTTGGGCGCGGGCTCCACCGGGGGCGCCTCTGCGGTAGGGGACGCGGTGGCCCACCCGAGAGACGCAACTGTGCCGGGAGAGCACCCAGCGGCACGGAGCGCCAACGACATCGCTTGGCGTCCCTGTCGGGACACGGCGCGCGGGTGGACGCAGTAAGTCTCGCCGGCCTCGACCGCCGCAGTCACGGCGGCCGCTTGCTCTTTGGTGGCCGGGAGAGTGATCGGAATGTGCTTCATGCGGCCAAGGGTACTACGCGGAACGACACGGTCGCCCGCAGGTAGCCGCGTGTCGCGGCAAAGTTCCGCCGCACCTCGGACTCCGTCGCCCACCCGCGGAAGGCTGAGCCGCGTGCGATGTTCTTCCCGTTCGGCGCGACGAGCCTCCATTGCCAGCGGCCGCTCCGCATCTGGTAGTAGACGACGGTGGCCCGCGTGGGCTTGGCCCGCCTGCGGCTCATCCCCGCCCCGTCTCTTTCGAGTCCTCTACCCCCGGGAGGTCTTCCTGGCCGTACCGCTCGGCCATGAGTCCGATCAACTCCGACTCTGCGCGGAGCAAGATCCGGGTAACCGCGCGGTCGTTGGCCTTCATCGCTTTGTTTCGCGAGCGGCGGCAGCTGTTGATCGCGGTGTCGATGGGATCGACACCCTCGTCCTCGCCCTCGTCCTCGTCGGACGCGGCGGGTGTGGTGACGGGGGCGGCGTTGGTCTCGGGTGTCTGGCTCATAGGGTCGTCTCCTGTTCGATGCAATTTGGTTTGGCGCTGAGGATGCGGCCGAGGTGGCCGCTCTCGGTGACGCGGAAGCGGATCCGGGTCCGCGGTCCGTTCCATCCCAGGAGGATGACGGAGATCCGCTTGCTCGGATCGCCGCGGGGGCGCCAGAAAGACACGGCGACGGGGGTTACCACAATGGGCTCCACGTCCGCGACCGGTACAGGCGCAAGCTTCCGCCGTGGCCCGATCGGGGGGATCGCCCGGCGCTTACCCTTGCGTCGTCCGTTGCCGCGGTACCGCATCATCCCGCCATCCTTCAGGTGGACAGTCACCAGGGCTTTGCGGCCGTGCACCGCTACGTGGTCGCGCAGCTTGATCACCGCGTTGGCGTCCATCACCACGCGGCGCATCTCGACCTTACCGCGGCAGCGGACCGTTATGGTCGCGATGTCGTCCGGGTGGACGTCGTCCTGCCCCGCTCGGTCGTCCTCGGAAAAGTACCGCGTTTCGCGCCGAGGCTGCGCTCGGCCTCGCCAGACCGGTCCGGTGGACTGTGGGCGTCCGGGTTCCCTTATGAGCTTCCCGTCCGTCGGATTGAGGTATTGCATCGGATTGTGAATCTATACGGTCACGGCTAAGTCCGCAACGGTCAGGGTGCATTTTCACCTGGATCCCAGGCGGATGAAAAGTCACGATCGGCGAATAACTCCGCCAAACCCGTGATCTGTTTCAGACGTAGAACCTCGTCGCTACACATCCCCAGCTCTTCCTGTATTTTCTTGTCGCGCCAGCCAGCCTTGTACAACATCCGCACGACCTCGGACATCGCATCGACGCGGTGCTCCCCACGCGCCCGATTGTGCTCGACAGTCGCCGCGATTCTCGACCCGTCATCAGTCCTACTCGCGCGGATCTGGGTCACTGGTAAACGACCATGCACGCTTTCGCTGACCTCCTTGATCTCCTTTCCCACACGGCTGCGATGGAACCCATCCACCACCACCACCACGCCATCGTCCACCTCGTGCGCGACGATCGGCATCGTGTACCCATTTGCCACGACGGAATGAGCGAGCAATTTCATTTCTGGCGGAGCCACAGTATTCGGGTTGTAGTCGTTGCCACGCACGTCGTCAGCTCGGACCCACTGGACGAGGTCAACAGGGTGCTCCCGCAGAGGTGAAATCTCGTGGATGTGCAGCCTCGCAGTATTGATTGCATCGATCCTGTCGTCGAGATCTGAGATCTCGCCGAGGGCTGTCGCAAGTTCACGAGCTAACTCGTCCGCCTTTTTTACAGTCCCCATTTCGCTCGTCTCTTTCTCATGATCTTCCTGTAACGCTGGTAAGCGCCATCCTTATTTGACTGCTGTGAGAACGACAGCCTCCGACACATCCTGTCGTTCAGGAGGATCTTCTTGGCGACGCGTCGCCAAGACGGGGCTTTACGCTGCGCTTCGAGCTTCGGGTCGGCCTCGTCGACCATCTCCACTCCTTTGCCTCGCCAGTGCGCTATGAATACTGCGATCTTATCAGAGTAATGGTCTCTCTCCTCCTCAGGGAGGGTCTCAAGGAGGAACGAAACGTAACTCTCCCACGTTGGGTGGGAGTCTGGAAGTGTGACCTTCCCGTTCCCGAGGATATTTCCTCGTTTGCCAGCATAGAGAGCACCGTAATTTGCCCCCGCGACCCTCGCTAGTACACGGTGCCACGTATTTGGCTCTACTACGTGCCACATACGTAGCCCCCTCCGCTGGTCGTCGCCGTATGGCTGACAAATACGCTGCTGATGGATCGGCAGCCCGGCGCGGTGCATTGAGTCATATAAGGTGTTGTGCGGCAACCCTGTCTTGCCGTGAAAAGTCCAAATGTCCTCAGTCTTCCAATCGTAGATTGGGTAACAGTTGACCAGTCCTTCTCCCTTCCATGTGGTCCAGTGCAGACCCTCGACTCGACTCTTTCGGATTTTCGCTATAGTGCGCCATCGGTTCAGCGACTCGTCGGTCCTTATCCCCACGAGACAGGCACATGGCTCGCCTCCAGAATACCACTTTCCAAACTCAGGGACAAAGTCCTCGAATTCCATTGCACATTTTCGATCACCGTCAGTCCATGGTGGACGGTAGAAAGGGTACACATCGGGGTCCGTGACGGCGAAGTCAGGGGGAGTCCTGACCCATGATTCGGTCATCGTTGGATCCCACGATGTCCAGTATGGTTGGACAACAGAGACAGCGTTCCGTAGGTGGATCGGGAGAGCAACCCAGTGTGGATCGATACAGTCTGCGTAGGACGCGAACATCTCTTTGATGTAGTCTATCGTGCATTCGAACTGGGCCTCAAGATCAACGTACAAGACGCCGATACGCCTGCCGCGCCGGCGTGCTTCGGCGCATGCTAAGTGCATCATGACCCCAGAGTCCTTGCCGGAGGGTCCAGACAAGTACACTCGTCGGAAGGAATCGAAAACCCACGAGATACGTTCCTTCGCAGCGTCGAGTACGTTTTTGTCGAGCCGTATCTTATCCATGGATCCTATCGATCTGTGCCCCACGCACAACCACCATTCGCTCCGAGGATCCTTCGTAGACTCGGTATCTGTGACCGTCCCGTAAACGATAGATCCTAACTCCATCATCGAGCACGAAGCCGTTGCGCTGGGCTGCAGAAACGTCTCGAACCCATGGGCGATCAAGGACGTTCTCAACGACCTTTAGCACTGCCGCATCGCCACCTCCATCCGCGACTCTGAGCGCCTGGAGTGGCTCGACGCTAGTGCTTTTGCCGTTTTCAAACCGGGCAAACTGTCGCTGGTGTGGGCCGCTTCGTATCTCGTACAAAACATTCTCTCGCAATAGCCATGTTGCGACAACTCCATACAGGTTCCCGCTCCATGCGGAGTGAGCGTTGCTCCAGTCGTTCATTGGAGTGATGAACGACCTGGAAAGCCCCCACTTGGGGTGAATGCCATCGATTGTCGCAACCCATGGTTTGATGGGACTTCCTCCTTTATAGTGGGCAGGCACTTCGATCCTCAAGATCGAGAAAGGGTGTTTCTTCATAACCATCCCGGTTAGCAGTCGAACTCGTCGAACGCACATGCTCCGCAGTACCCCTCCATCGCTACGTGGTGGGGTGCGTCGACGAGCGCGCCTCGGCACTCCTTACACCTGGTCTGCGGGCGACCGGCCCGTGGTGACCGTTTGCGTTGCACGACGCGACAGAGAAAACCGGTCCCACTCTCCACGACAGACTCCACCGTTTCTGTTTTCGTAGAGCCAGATGCCTTCATAACCTCCAACTTGCTCCCTGCCGCGGGCCGGTCCCCGTAGACCATCACCGCCCACGAGCCGTCCTCCGTTTTCGTGTAGGAGGCACCAGCAATGGCGCGTCCGGTGAATGAGCCGGCAAGCGATGCCTTGCCAGTCCACCACGCGCTTTCGTTGGGATCCCAACGAAAGCCGGCGGATCGAAGGTCGTGTCGCATCGGGTATGTGTTACCGCGCACATAATGTCGTCGTCCCTTCTTCTCGATGCTAAGCGAATCTGCGGGGCGGGTTGCGTTGGCGTCGGTCATTGCTCAGATGTTGTACACGACCGATGGGCGCGGCGCAAGCTAAATCGTGCACTTTACCATCTGGGTCGCTTCGCGATTTGGTCAAGCTCGCACGTGATGGCCGTCAGCTTGGCGTGCGTGCTTGTGATCGCGTGTCGGCGGTTCCAAGGGTTCGGCCACGTGACGGCGTGGCCCTCGCGAGCCGTGAAGGCGTCCACGTTTTTGTCGTGGTCATCGATCAGGACGATTCCCGGTCGCGCCACGGCGATCTTGGAGTGCCCGATCAGGAACGTCCCGGGGCCAAAGTGCCGCATCAAAAAGTTCGTCTTTCCGTGTGCGCTCTCACCGGCCCCCGTTTTCGGCGGGGGTGCGGTGAGCCAGAACGTCGGGGCCAAGCGTGAACAGGCACCCCACAGTTGGAGCGCCCCCTCCAACAGTGGAAGCTCCTCCCACCATGCGGGTCCGATCGCTTTGATCTTCGCCCAGACCGCGCGCTCGTTTAGCTTGAGCACCTCGAAGGCGTCGTACGTGCCTCGTGGCCACTGCTCCAGCACCTCGGCGTGGTCGAGCTTCATCAGCCGGCAGAGCCCCGCCAGCCAGTCGGCCGCCAGCCCGTCAACATCGAGATAGATTGCGTCGATCGCCATGCCCGGGATGTTACCCCACAGCCGCGAGGCGGCAGGGTGGGGCCTTGACGACCCAGGCGCCGTTGACCACGACGGCGACCGCCTCGACGCCGAGGGCCCGCGCCTCGACTGCGATCAGTTGCGCCGCCTCGGGACCGTCACAGACGGACCACGCTGGATCACCACTGAACGCGGTATTAGCCACGTCTGCAGCCGCAGTTGCAATCGTTTTTTGGTTTTGGCGGTCCATCTCGATCACCACTTGCCCGGGAATGTAGCCGGCCCCGGTAAAGGTGGCAACCTATTGGGTGCATGTTTTTACGCTATTCGCGCTTGTCCGCCGGGATGCCGCGTGAGATACCAAGGGCATGAGCGACACACCCGAGAAAATCGTACGCGCGCCGCGTCCCGGCTCAGAGGGGTTCGGCGATCTACCACCAGCGGCGGCGCCAGCTGCCGCCCTTCCGTCCGGCATGATCTCCCCGGCCTCGTTCGAGAAAGAGCAACAGGCCCAACGGTTCGCGATCCCTATGAAGGACAAGTTCGGACTCGTGGTCGATCCGACATGGGGTGAGCGGTCGGATGGTGACCTCGTTTTCTATATGGTTGCGTTGACACCGGAACGCGAGGAAAAAGCGGCAGCGTCCGCTGGCATGGGCCAGAACTTCCAAGCTGTTTTTGCCGAAATGGTGACGTTGTCGGTCGCAATGATCGGGGAAGTGAAGACCCGCGGGCGCCGCGACTACATCACTGACTGGCTAAAGCAGCTCGGGCCACGAGGACGCAAGTACGTCGACGCGGCCTATAACCGGATGTCGTCGGTCGCTGAGGCCGACCTGAACACGTTTCTCGACGGGGGAGCGCCCGTCACGATCTAACTCGGTCGAGGAGCGGAAGCGGAAGGAAGCGGAGCAACTCGCGCTAACCAGCCCGACCCGTGCCCTGAACTACGGCTGGGCGTTGTGGTGGGGGATGCGTCGGGTCGACTGGTACGAGCACTGGAATCAGGTCGACACCGCGTGTGTCTACATCGCCAAGTACGGCGGCGGCGCCGTGTCGATGTACGACGAACCGATCAGCCGCTGGCCGATCACTCGCATTGCTCGGGTCGCTCGCAAGATCTCGGACATGATGGACCGAGAGCACAAGGCAGCCAAGTGATGTAGGATCGGCCCGTGGCGGATCGCATCGAGTACGACGTCGTCGCGTGGCTCCGCATGCGCGGCGACTTCGCGCGGCAGATGGCCCGTCAAGCGAAGGCCGCGGGCCGGTTTGGGGACAAGCTCTCCCGGATCGGCCAAAAGATGCAGTCTATGGGGTCGGCCTGGACCCGCTCCGTGATGACCCAGGTCGCGGCTTGGGGTCGACTCGCCGCCGCTATCGGCGGGGTCATGGCGGTCGCCACCGGGGCGGCTGTGCTCTCCAACGGACTGAAATTCAACAAGACGATGGAGGACGCGCGCATGCAGGTCGCGGCCATGTACCAGATGTTCGATTTCATGGGCGACTCAACCGCGGTGCAAAGCGGAGAGATTAGTCAGTGGCAAGCGAACATCCAACTAGCCGAGCACGCGATGAAATCGCTGTACGGCATCGCGAAGAAAAGCCCCGCGACATTCAAAGAGGTAGCGAGCATTTACCAAAACGCGGCCGCCGGACTCGCAACGCAGACGGAGGACGTGGTCCGCCACCTTGAGTTCATGAAGCGGGCGAGCTTGCTCGGAGGACTGACAGGCGGTGACTACGAGGTCCTTGGCGCGCAGGTCGGCCGCATCGTCGCTGGTAGTGCCGGCGCCGAGATGAACATTTGGAAGACGCTGCAGAAGCCGATCTCTGAGGCAGGCAAGCGCCTCGGCGTATTTAAGTCGTCAATGGGCGCCGTCGGCGACGAGGTGACGAGCGCGTTCAACAAACTGGGCGGAGACAAGCGCCTCGTCGTCATGATGGAGGCGATGAAAAAGATAGGCCCCGACGTGGCCGCGACGTTCGCGAAGTCTATGGCCGGCATCAGTTCGACCGCGAAATCCGCGCTCGAATCAATGACCGGTCGGCTCACAAAGCCGCTCTATGAGACGTGGAAAAACGCACTTGCTGGAGCGGTAGGCGACGGAGGGATCCTTGGCGACGACTCGATATCCAAGTTCGAAAAAGCGGCCGACTACTTCGGCAACGCGCTCGCAGGCGCCGCTACCCACCTGATCTTCAGGATCACGACTGTTCTCCAACTCATCAGGGATAACTGGCAGACCATCGCCGACACCACCTACAAAGCTTTCCAGATTGGGTCTGGGATGATCAAGGGTGCATTTGCGTACGGACTTACCAAAATGATGGCTGGTTCTGCTTTGGTCGCCGCGGGCGGTGCTCTGCGGGCCGCGGGCGGCGCCCAGAAGTATGGAGGGAAGCTTGTAGGGTTCATGGGGCGGCAGCGCCAGAAGGCCCATCGAGGCATCGTGCGGGGCGCTCACGGCCAGGGCCGTGGACCGCTTGGGATGATGGGGAAAATGCTCGGGTCAAAGTCAGGCGGTATGGGGGATGTGTTCCGGAACATCTCGGTGATGCTGGCCAGCTTCGGATCGCTCGCTGCCGTGATGCTCGGTGTACTCCCCATTCTCTTGATGGTTGGTGTGGCTTTCGGGGCAATCGGCGTGGCCTTCGCTGGCGTAGCCGCGTGGGTGGTGTCCAACTGGAGGGCAATCCAGAAATCAATGGTCCAGGCACTAACAGGCGGAGGGAACGTGCTCCGTCCGCTAGTTGGGGCGGCGTATGTGCTGTGGGCCCGCCTGAAGATGGTAGGGGAAGCGATGATCGGTGGGTCATCAGGCGCCGAGGTTCTCGGTGGGATGATCTCGGTACTTTCCAGGGTGGTCATGATGGCCGCCGATACCATCTCGTTTTTCATGCGAGTGATCGCCATCTTCATCGGCACATTCGGCATCCTGAAGATGGCGTTTCAGGGAGTGATGAGGGCCGTGCTTGGGATCATAGAGGTGGCAAGTTACCTGCCTGGCGGCCCGTCGGATGACTACGTTGAGAATGCGCGTCGTAACTACAACGAGTACAAGAACGGTGTCCAAGACACGTTCACGACAGTTGACCAGTTGCTCACGAAGGCGGACGCGCTCGAACGGATCAACCTGGACTCGCTTGACTCCGATGCGGTGGACAAGACTGCCGCCGAGCTAGAGCAGGACGTCGCGGGGTTCCTGAAGAAAATCGGATCGAAGGACAGTCCGACTGGTGGCAAGCAGCCCACCGTGAAGATCGACAAGATCGAGATGAACTGGGACCTCCGCGGCGAGGACCCTGACCGACTGATGACCGCGTTTATCGAGCCACTCGAACGCTTGGCCGACAATCGCGTCCAGGCCTTCGACACGATCGACGGGGGTAGCTGATGTCGTTTCCGTTCATTATAAGGCAGGTCAACCTCCCCGCGCGTGTCGTAATCCTGAAGGGGCGGAGCTTGCCCTACCAGACGGTCGACTGGGGGGGGGAGATGAAGCTCGACCCCAACTGGTTCCCGGGTAACCCGGTGGCCTCGACCCAGGTGCTGGGTCCGACCTTCACGCCCACCACAATCAATGGCGAGTGGAAAGACATTTTTCTGTTCGATGAGGCGAACGCGGCAGTCCTATTCAACTTCCCCGCCCTCTCGGGCCCAGCGAAGCCAGGGGCGACCGAGCGAGGCGGCGAGACCTTCAAGTCGGGCACGTCGCTCCCCTCGCAGTTCGGCAAGCGCGCCCGGACGCTGCGGGACGCATTCACGCTGATGCGCCGCGAGGGCGGCCTGCTTCGTGTCGAGTGGGGATCGATCGTCCGGTATGGATTCATCAAACGCGACAACTTCCCGCATAAGCGCGAGGAGGACATCATGTTCGAGATCGAGTTCGCGTGGATCGGGGACACTGCGGCCCAACCCAGGCGGTTGCTGCCGAAGCTCGATCTGCTGAGCCTGCTTAAGGCGTTGCTCGCTGTGCTCGATGAGGTTCTGAACGCGCTCCTCGGCGTCATCCTGAAGGCTTTCCTCTTCATCACGAGGATCCAGCAGTTCATCACGGCGCTGGGGTCGTTCGTGCGGGCGCTCATCGAGGCGCTGAAGCGGCTCACGTCATTCGTGTTTGCCCCCGCGGACATCCTCAACAACATCCGCGCAAACCTCCGATCGATCATCCTGGAGGCCCGCGACCTGTTCGATGTACTCCAGAACGATCCATCCGCCGCGTACCAGGCCGCTCTCTCGGGGTCGGTCAAAGATGTGGTCGAGGCGAACCTGTTCCTCTCGACGTTCCGCGACCAGGTCCGCCGCCTCGCTTCCGACGCTGCAGAGAAGCAGCGCCAGATCGAGGAGTTCAACGGCCCCGAGTTGATCGGGTTCTATACCGCGACCGGTGGCGAGTCGCTCCGCGACGTGGCGCGACAGTTCTACGACAACCCTGGCAACTGGCGGCTACTCGCCGACTTCAACGGGATCGATCGATCGCTGCTTGTCCGCGGCACGGTCATCCGGATCCCGAGGCTCCAGTAAATGCCGGCCGTCTGGTATCCCGGCTGCAAGGTTCGGCTTCAGGTTCGGTTCGAGGACTACTTGGATCTGCCGCCGATCGCTTTGCCTCCGTTGCTCCCTGGACCCGAAGCGTTCGGCCTCGGGGCTGAGCACCCGTTCGGCACCGGCGCGTTTCTATCTTCTGGTTTTGACCTCGTGCCGCTCAAGTGCACCGTCGAACGCAACAGCTACCGTAAGGCGGACACGTGTCGGATTGAGATCCCTTTCGCTCGCCTCCCGTTCGACCCAAAGATCGTCCGCTCACTGACGGTCCAGGTATTCGGCGGCGTCTTTGATTCGGCCGAGTACGCCGACGCCGTCGGCCCTACCGACTCGACCGGCCTGCTCCTGACAGACTCGATTCCGATCGGCCGTCCCCTCGCCGGCATGTCGCAGGAGTTATTCCGCGGTTTCGCTGACGACGTGAAGCTGGTCGCCAACAAGACCGGCGCGCGCGTGTCGATCCAGGCCCGTGACCTAACCTCGTTCCTCATCGACAACGAGGTCCCACCGAACGCGGTGCGCGACATCCCGGGAGATGTGCCGTTGGACCTTTTAATCCAACAGATTCTGTTTGGCGACGGCATACCTAACAGCCCGCGGCGACTCGGACTTCCCGGCGTGCGCGGGCTCGTAGTGGTCAACGAAGCAACCGACCCGCTGTCGTTCGATCCCGTCACGGGTGAGGTGTTCCTACGCCAGCCGCTCCCACCGGTGACCGACTTCAAAGGCCCGCAATGGCTCGACTCGAAGCGCTCGACAAAGAAGGGGCGCAAGATGTCGGCCGGCTCATCGCACAAAGTAACCTACTGGGATCTGATCACGGACATCTGCGTGTCCGCGGCATTCATCTGTTACATCCGGACGCCGAAGAATCCGATCGCCCTCCCGGGCGGCGGCACCATCCTTCCGTCGGCCGAGTTGGTCATCTCCCGGCCTCGTACCTACTACGCCGGCCGAGGGCAGGTCGTCCCGAGCACGGGTAACCCGGTTCCGCAGGTCCGCAAGTACATCTACGGGGTCAACGCCAACGAGGTCTCGACGACCAAGAAGTTCGCCGGTGTGAAGACCCCGACGATCGAGGTCCGGAGTTACGACATTGTGACGGGCAAGCAACTAATCGGCCGCTTCCCTCTAATCAAGAAAAAGAACAACCGGCCGAGCGTAACGGGCACTGCCGACCACGAGGACATCAAGGTGTTCGTCCACGACGAGTTGAACTTTGGACAGGGAACGACGACCATCATCGCTCAGAAGTTTCTGGAGGAGGCCGCGCAATCGATCTATGAGCAACTCGGTCGAGGCGAGCAAACGATCAGCGTGAAGACCGTTCACATGAGCGGAATCGCTGCGAACCTCGACGATGGCAGCGTCGCGGATAACTTTCTCCTCGAAGCGGGCGACCCCATCGAGATCGGTTTCGCCGTAGCGGAGCCCGAGGAGGGCCAGGTAAACGTGCTGACCCTGTTCGAGGGTCAGGCCATCGACGGCCGAACGCAGGCGTACATCCTGGCAGGCGTCCCGCCCGCGGCGGCAGCACTCGCCGCTGCCGCCTCGCTGTCGCCGAAAGCACAGAAGCAGTACCGGACGCAACGCGTTGTGTTCGACTGGGACAACAACACCGGGTGGAGCTTTGACATCGAGGCGATCAACTACCTCGACGTGCGCGACGCGGCGGACGACGCGGCCCTCGGGGCAGACGGGATCGAGATCGTATGAGGCCGAAGCTGATAACCGACGGCCGGCGCATTATGTCGCCAGACCCAAACAAGATGCGCTCCGCCCTGAGCGCGCCGCCGAAGATGTCGTCATCGTTCGCGACGGTGGGGCATGTGGCCGACGAGCTGATCGGGTTGCCTGAGCCGACACCGTCGTTCGCTCGACTTGAGCAAGGCCAAGTGTTCGTCGAGGTCACGATCCAGCCGGAGGGGGATCAGGTCATCGCGCGGCTCGGCATGCCCGCGGCTGGCGTGGGCGCGGGGTGGTACATGAACCTGTCGTTCGGGTGCCGCGTGCTCCTCGAATATCCGAGAGACAACCCGACGAACGCCACGATCGTCGCGCGACTCCACGACCAGGAATGCTCATTTCCGACCGACGTCGCCGGAGTGCAGACGGGCGCCGCCGTCGCCGTCGCCCCAAAGGTTGGCGTCCCGGCTCCGATGTGGCAGTTCATGAAGACCGCGGCGGGCGAGTTGCTCGCGATCGAGACCGGGCCGCTCGGCGACATCCTGATCCACAGCGGAGGGAGCGTCGAGATAAAGGCGGCCCCGGCCATCGGAGCGATCCATCTCAACGGCCGCGTCGCCATGGGAGAGGGTACCTTGACCCCTCCAGTTGGCGCGACGGTCGGCCCTGCGGGCGTCACCATCCCGGGGATCCCTGCGGTGCCGTCTATCCCGATCCCCGCCGTCCCGAACATCCCAGCGCCGCCTAAGACGATCGTCCCCTACATCGGACTGCGCGACGGCGTGGTGCGATCGAAGGATCGAATGCAGAGCCACGCGGCCGTCGATCCGGACTTCTGGCTTTGGGTCACAGCGGTGCATGCCCACCCGGTGATCCTTGCACTGCTGAGTGCGGCAGGCATCACGCCACCGCTCGCGGTACACTCCGAGCATAGCGGGCTCGGGGGACCGGGCTCGCAGCACACCGCGAGCGACTGATGCCCACCAACACCGCGATCCTCGACGCAGGTACCCCCGCCCTCGGCAACCCTCCGGACCCGGCGGACCAGGACGCGCTTCAATACGGGAACGCCCTCGCCGGCGTGTGGGGCAGCGAAGCCACCCCCTCTGGCTACGGCAGCTACCTACGGGGCAGGATCCCCACGCTGTTCGGATCCCTCAACATCACGGGCAACTCGATCGAGTTGGCCCAGCCCGGTGCGGTTATCGCGGTCGTCGTCACTACGGGGGGAGACCCGGGGGCGAAGATACTCCGGCCGTTCGGCACCCCCACGACCTCCGAGGTGCTCGTGGAGTACAACAACGACGGCACCCCGACGCTAACGTTCACGGCCGCGACCCGGTGTTACGTGCACCAGATGCTGATCCCCGCCGAGTTCGTTGCCCATTTGGACGCTGAGGCGTCGCCCCCGTGAGCTACCGGCCGTCCCATCGCGTCTCAAAGAGGATCAGCGCGGTGCTGCTCCGGGCGATGGAGCGCGGCGTCCTCCCCGGGGCCGGCTACCTGGAGCGGTCGGCATGCGTCGAGGTCCTCACGAGCCGGGGGCTAGCCCCCGGGCAACGTGTTGTGATGGGGCGCCTATGGTGCCGATTCGGCGCGGACGTCCCTGTCGCCTTGCTCACGCCGGGCCGCACCGAGGACGACGATATGGTCCAAGCGCTCGCCGGGTAGTACTATGGCTGGCATGGCCGCGGCTCTGATCAGGATCGACCAAGCTGCGCACCCCACTGTCCCGGTAGGTACGGCGGGCCGGGCGCGCGACGACATCTTGGTGAGCCAGACGGTGACGCTGGTCAACAACAACAACACCGGCGTACGGAGCTGGCGGTGGGAGATCGTCGATCAGCCAGACATCGCCGCCCCGGTGGCGCTGAGCAACCCGACGGCAGCGAGCCCGACGTTTGTCCCATCCGCAACCCCGGGGACCTACCTGATCCAGTTGACGGTGAACGAGGGCCGCACCGGAGAGAAGATCCGGACTGTCGCGGCGATCCGGGACTCGAACGGCCTACGGATCCCGGCGGCCGGAGAACAGAGTGAGGCCAACTGGGACGACGCTAGCGGGAGTCCAAACCCGCGAGGGTGGCAGCCCGAGATGCGCCTGACGCTGGAGGCCGCCTCTGCTTCCGGTCCCGCCGCTGAGTACGTGCTTGACTTCTCTACTCTCGCGAGCGAGACGTTGGCGGACGCGCAGGTGACGGCACAGAACGGCCTGGCCTGGACGGTGCAACTGGCCGCCGCGGACGATCTTTCGTTCGTCAGCGGCATTGGGTTACGGGCGCAGATCACCGACACGAACACAACGTACGACGGCAACAGCGCGACCTGCTCGTATCTACAGGCTTCCTTTGCGGACATCTATGCGAGGCTCTCTGCGATCGCTGGAAGCGTGATCGACGTCCGCAACCGGATCGAAATCTATCTACAGTACGCAAGTCCGCCCACAGACGACAACAACCAGATCGTCGGCATCGGAGCGCGCGGGATTAGCGGCACCCCAGCGTCATCGAGCGGGCGACTGCGTGGCTCAGGTTTCGAGCACGACGGGACCCGTCAAAACGTCGTGACATTCTCCGACACACTACGCGATCTCATGCGCACCTACGACACGCACGACACCGCAGGGCTTATCCTTGGGCCCGGCGTCGCGCAAAGTGTCTGGGGCATATGGGCAGGGACGCTTGACGGGACCAATTTTGATGTTGAGATGGCGCACGCCCCCCCCCAGACGACCGAGCCGATCAAGATTCCGGACAACCTTCTGGGCATCTTTTTTCGCGGCACGGCGTCGTCGTCGTACGTATCTGACGTCGAGAGCGTGACGATTAGGGCCTACCTATGAACTGCGGAGCAAGCGAGATCAATGGGCCTGGCTCTGGCTCATCGGCCGACCCGTACATCGTGTGGGTCGGCCGAAACTGGGGGATCCGCGCTCGCCTTCGCGACCGCCGGACGGGCAACAGCGAAAACCTCACCGGCTACACGGGAACGGCGACGTTGCGGCGCTCCTCGGCCGACGAGGGCGTCCCCCCTGCGACCGCGACCGTCACAGTCATCACCGCCGCCTCTGGACGCTATGAGGTCACTCTAGCCGCTGACGACCTCGTGGGCATCGCCCCAGGTCGCTATGTTATGGACGCCGTGTTCGAGAACGACGTCGATGACACCGATCGGCATTTCGCCGGGTTCTTTCACCTCCTGCTCATCCGGAGCGTGACCACATGAACGCCGAGGTGGAAGTGGAGGCCGTCCTCGGGACTTACGTCGAGGTGGAGGCCGTGTTGGGCACCGAGGTGGAGGTGGAGGCGGTTCTGTGAGCGTGTTCGGAGCCACGCCGTTCGGCCCAACCCCGGGCCCATTTGGAGGCCCAGGCACCATCACGCTGATTGGGATCCTCCCCGCGGGGATCAATGAGGTGATCGCGGTGTTTGACGTCGCCCCGTTGGCTGATGATCCGGAGGGGTTCGATAGCGCGACCAATCCGAAAAACTGGACCATGGGAGCGGTGGACCCGTCGATCGTGAGCACGGCGGATCCGAGCGTGCTCTACATCCCGACCTCGGAGATCGTCCCGACCTACACACCGGACGTCGGCGAGGCGGTCCAGGACGACGAGACCCCAGAACAGATCCATCTGTACATGGAGGGCCCCATGGAGGCGCTCGTCCGCTACCTCGTGACAGCGGAGCCGGCTCTATCGGGCGCGTCGTGCGAGACGCTTGTGGGTACAACAACCCGTGGATTCCGCGCGCCAGACCGTGGCCCCCGCCGGCGCTCGCGGCTCGTCCAGGAGGACCGGTATCGCGATTGGGCTTTCGAGTTCTTCCCGAAGGACCCGAAGCAACCCGAGGCAACGTGGCGCCATGAAGCAAGTGGGGACATCGCGCTACACGACGGCGATGCCTCGCTAAAGAAGCGCATTCTACGCCGCATGATGACGGACCGCGGCGCGTTCTCGCATATGCCGGACTATGGGCTCCAGGTCCACATCAAACGGCTAGCCCGCAACGGCAACATGCAGGCGATGGTCAACGACATCTCTGAGCAGGTCCGGCAGGAGCCTGACGTCCAGATGGTAGGCGTCACCGCAACCATTCAGAATGTCCCCGGCCGCCACTCCGCCGAGGTCCAGATCTTCATCCGGCGGCGGGAACGATTTGACTCTCGGTTCACGTTTGAGGTTCCGCTGGGGCCCTAGTGGTACACTGCGGCCGTGCCGGCACCCACGTACGAGGATCTGTTCGAGACCGGCGTGCGCGAGTTGTTGATCGCGCCGACCCGGTACAACCCTTTGATCGCACGCGACGAGGGTAGCGACGTCAACGTCGCACTCGCGTGGGCAGCGGCGATGGCGGATGAGTGCAGCCGGTTCCTCCAGACTGCCTTCGCTGAGACGCACCTGGGGACCGCTGCGGCGGTCTCGACGGAGTCGCTGCAGCGGTGGGCCTACGATCGTTACCGGCTCACGAAGCGGGACGAGCAGGCCGCTGTGGTGACGCTACGGCTGCAGCGCACCGACACGTCCTTCGGCTTCACGGTCGGCACCGATTCGCAATTCTCAACCCCCGCCGGGATCACGTTCCGGACGGTCAACGACGTGGTGTTCCCTGACGGGCAGGTCGGCCCGTTCGACGTGGTGGCGGTCGCGGAATCGACTGGCACCATCGGGCGCGTCGCAGCCGCCGGGATCACCGTCGTGGTGAGCCAGCTCGAAGACGCGACCCTCTCGGTCACGAACCCCGAGCCCTCGGCCGGTGGCACCGATGAGGAGACCGACGCCGAGTTCGAGAGTCGCGTCCGTGACTTTTTCCTGACCGGCCGACGCGGCACGATCACGGCCATCCGCGAAGGCGCCCGCGATACCCCCGGGGTGACGCAGGTCCAGGTCCAGGAGTTCCTCGATCCCGAGGGGGACCCGGCCTACCGCGGACAGGTGATCATCTCGGACGACTCCGGCCAGGCAAACTCAGCCCTAGCCGATCGCGTCGTCCTCAACCTCGCCGAGTTCCGCGGTATGGGGGTGCCGGCTATCGTCATCGCAGGCACCCCGCTGTTCGTCGAGGTCGTCGTGGTCGGTGTGCAGTTCGTCGCTGAGTCCAACACGACCACGGTGATCCAGGAGGCGCGCAACGCCATCTTCGCGGCGATCAACGCGCTGGCGCCATCGCAGACGCTGGAGTCGGCGCTGATCATCGCGGCGCTCAAGTCGGTTTCGAACCTGATCGTCCCTCTTGGATCTGTCACGGCACCGGCCGGCGACCTCGTGCCCGATATTGGCCGAGTCATCCGGACCACCCTTGATCGCATCTCGATCAACGGGGTTACATGAGCGGCGGGTACACCAGTTTCGGGCGATACTTTTGCCCGCGGTGTGTGTGTCGTCGCGAGTTCATCAGCGACGATCCGCAGCAAGCAGACGCCAACCTCGGTGAGTGCGTCGAGTGCGGCTACCAGCACGGGTACGTGTCGGATGAGATCACCGGGGAGCGCCGGCCTCGCCTCACCCCGGAGATGGTCGCAAAGGCTCGCGCCAGGTTCACCGAGGAGTGGCGGGCCACGATGGTCTCGTCCGGCGTCCGCTTGGAGGCGTTCACAGGTCAAGCGATGCCGCACCGACTACACGAGGGAGGGGAGCACTAGATGCCGCAAGTACGCAGCGCGTTGTCGGTCGAGGACTTCATGGAGGTGTTCCGCAAGGTCACCCCGATCGAGTACTCGCAAGCGATCGAGACTGATCCCGCCGGCTCGGTCGCCCTCATCCGTTCGATCGCCAAGATCTTCGCCGAGGTTGCGAACCGCGGGCTCTCATCGGCCCAGAGTTGTTTCTTCATCCCCTACCAGACGCAAGCGGGCGAGCCGGCATCCTCGGCCACGTTCGCGGAGTTCACCGCTGTGGTGCAGAGGACCGAGGACAGGTTCCGTCATTTGGTAATGATCCCGGGCGCCCTGACCCTGGAGGGCTCGCAGCGCAGGATCTACCGCAACGTAGAGCTGATCGAGTGGGAGCCGTTCGACACGACCGAGCGCACCATCACGTTCCGGTGCGAGGCGATCGGCGAGGTCGGGAACCTCGACCATATCGCCGATCCAAACGGGCGGATCACGAAGCAGGACGAGACGACACCCGACACCGACGCAGTGTTCATCGCTAATCAGTCGTACGACCGCACGAGTATCAACGCGAGTATCGAGCCGGGGACCGCCGCTATACCCCGCACCCGGCTCGTCGATTCGGGCCTGCCGGATCAGTTCGTCGCCACCGACGTTGGGCTCTACGTCCGTCTGCCGGTGGCGAACGCGAACAACATCGGGCGAGTGATGCGGATCATCGGATACGCAGAGGCTTCGGCCCCCGAGGCTGACGGGAGGCTGCGCCGCTCGGTCGAGGTCGACGACGGCCCCCAACGCTTCCGCCTGATGTCGGCAGTCCTGGAGGACAACAGCGCGGTGTTTTTTTCGGGCCAAACCGCGGTCGCGAACGGCGACGTCGTGGGGACCGTCCAGCTACTCCCCGACCCTTTGGGGACCGACGACGCTTTCTACGTCGGCGGTGTGTCTGGGGACGGCCCACCATCATCGGTGGTGTTCAACATCTCGGTGGCCGGCGTCGGCTCGTGGGCGCTTGCCTGGGAATACTGGGACGGAGCCGCCTGGCAGCCGCTCCCCGACCTCAACGATCGGACCGCGGCCTTCACCCTGCCGGGCGAGGCTGAGGTCTCGTGGACCGTCCCAGTGGGCTGGGCGACCAACACGATCGACGGGGTCACCGCGTACCATGCCCGGGCTCGGGTCACGAGCGTGGCGCCGACGCTGACGACGCAGCCGCGCGCCTCATCCGGTGGGGTCTACCTACTCCACCCTGACCCGTTGACGGCTGAGGTCGGCGTGGTGACGTGGCAGGTCCTCGACTGGCGAGACCTCGGCCTATCCCTGACCTCGATCAATGCGGCGACCGGCGGCAAGGACAACGTCCTGGGGCTCGTCGGGGAGGAGCGCGGGATGCACCAACAGACAGACGAGACAGACGACACGTTCCGTGCGCGCATCTCGAAGCTGCCGGACACCATAAGCCCGAACGCGATCGCCCGGGCGGTCAACCGGATCCTCCAGCCGTTCGGGTTCAGGGGGCGTTCCATCGACCTCGCGGCAAACGGAGCCGGCGACCTATTCGAGGGGTTCTACTGCGACATCGACGCGTGCGACTACTACGAGCCCGGCGACGCCTTCCCACTCAACACCACCAAGCTGATGCTTTCGCGCGGCGAGTCGAAGGGTTGGTTCTTCGTTTACGTACCATACCTTGGGTTCGGAGACTTTGGGATCGGCGTCGACGAGGGGCCGGTCTTACAACTCGACTCTGGCGAGTTCATCGGAAGTGCGGCAGACTCGGGATTCCTCGACGGCTATCCGGTTGATGGCAACGCGGCCTACCGGGCAATCCACGAGGTCCTCACGAAGATCAAGCTGTGGCGGGTGGGGTTCACCATCATCCGGGATCCAACATTGAACGCCGCGCCATGCCCATAGGAGCACACCATGTCGTCCCAAGTCCGTAGACTCATCGAGAATACCCGCGAGCGCCTCATTTCCTCGGATATCAACGATATCCAGGCGCTCGCGCACCGTGCCATGATCGAGATGGGGGCCGCGCTGCTGATCGGCGATCTGTTCGGTGCGGCGACGCCGGCGAGCGGCGTGCTCGGCGGTTTCTTGGTCGACACCAACAACCCCGTCTCGATGCTCCTCTCGGTAAGTCCCGGGATCGCGCTGCTCTACCAGTCGCCAACCCCGTCGACGCTCGACAGCGAGTTTGTGTGGCTGGAGATGATCGCGGCGGCATCGCTGGACCTGACGGCCGACGTGCCAGGCGGTGCCGGAGAGACGGCGTGGATCGTCGTCGAGGTCGCCCCCGCCGACGTCCTCGAACTGTCGGACCTGCGCGACATCTGGAACCCAGCGCTCAGCACGTTCTCGCCGGTCAATGTATCGAAGCTACGAGGCAGCGCTCCGTTACTCCGGACACGTTCTGGGACAGCGACGACGGGCACGGCACTTCTGCCCGCTGGCGTGACGGGGTACATACCTCTCGCGTACGTCCTCCTCGCATTCGGAGACACGACGATCGTCGACGCTGCCGTGGTTCGCTGCCGTCCCCTTCTAGACGCCCAAAAACACGCCACGCAACAGACTGTGATCGAGGCTGGGCAATCTAGCTTCGTGACGGGTGGTGGACTATCAACATCCGACCCGTTCGCCACCGGCAATGCGGTTGAGATCCACGACTGCCGCGCGATCCTAAACGGGATCCCCGCGCGATGCAGCGGCGGACTCAATCTAGACTCCAGGACCTATGAGACCGGTCAGACCTTTGGGGCCGACGTCGATAGCGTCTCAACGCCGGTCTACGTCTATATGATCGCGCCACCATTCCCTACGGGTTACGACCCGCTGGCGCCGCGTGAGCTGGCGTTTTTGCTGTGGGAGAAAAACATCCTGAGCACGGGCGGCGGCGGCGGCAATGCGATGTCCGCCCTCGGGGTCGAGGACGGTTATGCGCGCAACTGCCTCACAATGATCTCGACGACGGGACCGGAGGGTATTGTCGGCGACCACAGGAACACGCGCGGGCCTCACCCTGACACCGACACCGGGTTAGTGATCGCGACGGGAACCCCATGGGGAGCAGCAGCGACGACGGTCGACAGCGTCTATGTGGGTGCATGCTCTCACTCAACCGCGAGCCCGAACGCGTCGCTTGGCCAGGAGTACCTCGGCGCTGGTATCTGCAAGTGGGCGTCACAGACTCAGGCCGAGCGCCCACTTGTCGACTACACCGCGAACCAGGGCGCCAGTGATCACGCCCCGTTTGAGTACCCCGATCCGTCTGCCGGGACCGACCCGGACATCGCCCCCTCGACTGCCGACATGGCGTGGATGCAGCTCGGGAGCACTGACGGGGCTTCAGCGGTTGCAGGTGTAGAAGTCGCCGAACAGTCTGCAACTGGTACACACGGGGACTCGGGTGATAACGGACTGCGTGCCGCTATCGGTTTCAGCTACACGTCCCAGGCGTGGATGCGTGTCAACCCGGCGAACCGATCGCTGACGGTGACGGTGACGGGATACACGACCGGCGATCACTACCTCGCGACGCTGGGGTATCGCGATCGCATCCTCGCGGGTCGGTAGTACACTCCCACGGTGAGCATCATCAAAACGACAGAGTGGGAGGGCGAGACTGTTCGACTGGTCAAACTGGCCGGCCTAGCGCGCCACGCCAACTTCCCCCGGGGGCTAGGCCGTAGCGCATACATGCACAGGCCGGGACGCCCTGTGGTGGGCCTCGTGGCGCACACCACGGCCGGATCCCGTAAGAACGGGCTCGACGCTCCAATCGCTTTGGCCAAGTGGATCATTCGGCCCCCAGTCTACAAGCGCGACGCGGCTGGAAACGTCGTCTACCGCACCCTCCGGAGCGGGAAGAAAAAGCCGAAGATAATCGGCGGTGGACGCGGTTGGCCCGGCGCCCCGTACACGTTCCTGGTGCCCCACATCCCCGAGACCGTCGACGGCCTTCTGGAGGTTTACCGGCTGTGGGACGACGAATGGCACACGTGGCACACAAGCAAGGCGACGAACAGGGACCACGTCGCCGTCGGGTTCGCAGGGAGCTTCAAGACCCGCCACGCGCCCAACTTCAGCGATCGAGACCCGCACCCACTAGCGCTCGCCGCCGGCACCTCGCTGATCGTCGACTACCTCCTGCCACGGTACAACCTCACCGCTGATGAGATCTACGGTCACTTCGACCATGGCAAGCCGACGTGCCCTGGCGACACATTGGAGCGGTGGGTTAGAGAGACGCGAGGCGAGTTCGTTGAGGAGCTGGACGAGTCGCTCGTAGACACCGCCCCGGTGCACGTCGGACCGCTCAACACGTGGAAGGAACGGCAAGTCGCGCTCGACCTGCTCGGCTACGACCTCGGGCCCGCCGGCGTCGACGGTCACTTCGGTCTTCGGACTCGCCGATCGGTGGAATCGCTCCAAGCAAACACCGGCCTGATCATCGATGGCATCTGGGGACCCCGCACTGAGCGAGCGGTGCGAGTCGCACTTGCCGGACTACCGTCATGATTCTGGCGCCAAAGCGCCAGCGATCATGATCTGGTTGCCATGCCGACCCGCGTGGTGCGACGCTACAGCATGGCAACCATGTTGACCGCCCCTGCAGCTCGTGTGAAAATTGATCGGCCCCATGGACATCTCCGACAGCTCGACAGTCACGATCAGCCTCGCGGCGCTGGCGTCCACGGTGGCCACTCTCATATCGCTTGTGACGGCATGGGTAACCTTACGAATGACTGTCAAACACCAGGCGTCGGCGATCGAAAAGCTCGCCCGGGAGACGGACGAGAATCACAAGGAAGCCGACGAGAGGATCCGGAAGATCGAGCGATGGCGCGATCGTGCTGCGGGAGCAGCACAGGCGTCGAAGCGCGAGGACACCGACCGGATCATGATCCGGACGGCGGAAGCGAAATCAGATCTCTATCCCAAGGGGTAGCGCTGGCCGGCGGTCTCAGGGCTTGGGACCTCCTCCCGCTGTTTGCGTTCGCGCTCGCGTTTGCGACCGTCATCGCCTCGGCTGCCGCAGTCGTCGGTCAGTAGGTGTAGCCCTCGGTGGGGAGCGTCGGTGGCGTCCGCGTGAAGCAATTGCGGACCGTCGACCACCCCATCATGATCTCGACCGGCGCGCTATCCTTCGACTTGTCGAGGATCCACGATGCCTCCTCGACCGCGACGTCATCCCCGCGGTTCGGCCGCCAGATGAAAGCGACATATTCGGCGATGTTCTCGATGTCGCCGCTCTCTTTGAGCATGAACATATTCGGCCGCGAGTCTTTCCGATCGCGACTCTGGGGGCGAACGATCTGGCTGACGAGGATCAGGTGCATCCCGACCTCGGCCGCCGCGGTCTTCAGTGTTGCCGCCGCGTCCCCGAGGGCCACACGCCGGTCGCCCTTGGACCGGAAACACTGGAGGTAGTCGACCATCCCCACGCGGCACCCGTAGTTGCGTGCGGCGTCCTGGAGGGCGTAGCCGACTCGCTCGGGGCTCCAGCCTGGGCCGTACTCCAGCACAAACGGCAGGTCCTTGAAATAGGACTGGTTGGTCTCGTGCCGGAGCTTGTCCAGGTGTGGCCCCCGGAGGTCGTCGTTCGAGATGACAGCGGCGAGGCTCTCGCTCTCGATCAGCTGTTGGATCTGCCGCTTCACTGGGATCTGTTTGCGGTCCTCCAGGCTGATTAGGCATGTCGGCGTCCCTCGCATCGCCATCCCGGTGAGCAGCTGCACGGCCGCGGTGCTCTTGCCGTCGTTCGTGTAGCCGCCGAGGACCGTCATGCACTGGGGTTGGTAGCCGCGGAGGGCCTTGTCCATCTCGTCGAACCCCGAGGTGATGGCGGGCGGCCCCTCGCCGTCGAGGAGCCTTTGCTGTTCCTCGATCCACTCCTGGGAGACCTCGTAGGAGGTCGTCCACCGGACGGACCCACCGAAGGCCAGGAGCTTACGGCGGCGCTCGGACAGCCACGCCTCGGACTGCTCTCGCCCTTCCTCGGCGCAGATCTCGGCGGCGCCGCGGTACGCGATCCCCATCTCTTTGTTGACCCACTGATCGATCAGCGATCGCTCCGCCTCTTTGATCGTCTCGGTCGCGGCGACGATCTCGTATCGTCGCCCGATCGTCCGCAGCTCTTGCGGGGTGAGTTCGAGCTGCTCAGGGGTGACCTGGGGCCACCCCTCGGAGATGAACCCCCGGACCTTCCCGACGATCTTGCGGCCGCGTGGTGACAGCTGTTCGTCGCCCACGAGCGAGTGGACTAGGTACGTCGGGGCTTGGAGGAGGCAGGCCAGCCACAGATCTTCGGCGTCGTCGAGTGTCATCAGAAAATGAAGTCGGGGATCGGCTCGGGGACCGGTTCGGGTTTAGGTTCGGCCCGCGGGTCGGGCCTTCGCTCGGGAGGTGGAGTGGGAGGGGGCCCGTCTGGGCCTACGTCGTCGTCTGAGCTGCAGCCCCAGGTGTCCCGCTCTCTTGGCACGGGGACAACGAAGGGCGGCCCCTCGTCGCCGGTGTAGCCCTCCACGAAGTAGACAGCGGTCCCCGCAGCAGCGCGGGCGGCAGCGATGGCAGCGTCGGCCCCGTCGCCGAGGTCGTCACGGACGTTCAGCTGTGCGCGCGTCCAGTCCAGCCGGTCGCGCTCGAAGAGTCCCACCTTCGCGTACGCCGCCATCCAGGGGTGAAAAGCGTCAAGCTTGAGGAGCTTCACGTCCAGGCGGACGATCTCCGCGAGCTGGCGGTCCGTGTCTCGCTCGGGCTGGAGCATCGGCGGCGCGGCGCGCTCCTCGGGTAGCTCGGCGTGGTCGTCGCACATCAGCGCCACGGCGACACCGCGCCGCCGGGCGCGCCACAACCGCCACGCGTCAACCGGGACACTGCGGCGGCAGTCGGGCGCGGAGCAAGGCTTGAGCGCCATCGATCCCAGTGTGGGCTCGGAAAGGTCGCGGCCGTCGTAGAGCGCCGACCATTCAAGGATCAGGATCCGCCCCATCGAGGCGTAGTACTCCCGCCACCATGCTTCATTGGTCGGCGGGATGACGTAGGGGCTCTTGCTCTTGGCAGCCGCGAGCATGTTCTGGGCGAACCGGATCATTCTGCGGCTTTGCTCGCCGGTGGTCTTAGCGCGCCGCGTCACGCTTGATCATCTCCAGAAAGGTGGTGCGCACGAGCGCGTCGACCTCGTCGTGTGTGGTGTCGATGCGGGCCCGGGTCCCGGGGGTCTGGACTACGGCGTAGGCTTTGTTGCCAGGGTGGCGATCGATCCGGAAGGTGCAGGACGCTTTCCCGAGGTGTAGCGTACCGGTCAGGATCTCAACGGTCGGCGGGTTTGTCATTGCGTGCTGACTGAATAGCCCAGCTTTTGCGAAAGCGCAACCGTGGGGGTGCACTTTTAGGATGACAACGCTGGCCGTGCGCGCTAGCATGTGCGGACTCATGGAGCCCCGCCCCTACCAAGTAGAATGCAAGGCCAAGGTCTACGAGTCGCTGCGCAAGGTCGATCGGACCCTCGCCGTGCTCGCGACCGGTCTTGGAAAGACTATCATTTTCTCCACCGTAGCAGAGGAGGCGGCCCGCAAGGGTAAGCGCGTCCTGATCCTCGCACACCGCGAGGAGCTGATCGCGCAGGCCTCCGATAAGTTCCACCGCGTCTCCGGGATGACGGCGGCGATCGAGATGGCGAACCGTCGCGAGGGAATGCAGCCCGTCGGGATGGAGCTGTTCGGCGACGCGCAAGCGCCGGTAGGCTCCAACTATCCACCCGTTGTGGTGTCGTCGGTGCAGACGATGGTCCGGCGCCTCGACAAGTTCCCGGCGGACCACTTCGATCTCGTGGTCGTCGACGAGGCGCACCACGCGGCCGCAAAAACGTACACGACGATCCTCGACCACTACAACGCGAAGGTGCTCGGGGTGACGGCGACGCCGGACCGCGGCGACAAAAAAGCGCTAGGCCAGGTGTTCGAGGACGTGGCGTTCCGGTACGACATCCGCGACGCCATCGACGATGGCTGGCTCGTCCCGATTCGGCAGCAGTTCGTCCAAGCGAAGGATCTCAACCTCACGCGCTGCCGCACCACCGCCGGCGATCTAAACGCCGGCGATCTGGAGGCGGCAATGACTGAGATGAAGGTGCTCGAACAGGTCGCCGGCCCGACGGTCGACCTCGCAGGCGAGCGTCCGGTGCTGCTGTTCACCGTCACTGTTGCGCATGCCCACGCGCTCGCCGAAGTCATCCGCGGCCATACGAAGCAGGAGGTGCGAGCCCTCGACGGCACCACGCACCGCGACGAACGGCGCGAGACCGTCGAGGCATTCCGCAACGGCGAGGTCCGCTACCTGATCAACTGTGCGCTGTTCACCGAGGGGTTCGACGCGCCTGCGACCGCCGTCGTCGGGATGGCTCGGCCCACCAAGTCCCGAGGTCTCTACGAACAGATGATCGGACGCGGCACCCGTACCCTCGACGGCACACTGGACGGGCTCAACGGTGCGTCCGGTGAGGTACGCCGCGCGGCGATCGAAAAGAGCGCGAAGTCGAATCTGCTCGTCCTCGACTTCGTTGGCAACTCCGGCAAGCACTCGCTGGTGTCTATGCTCGATGTGCTTGGCGGTGAGGCGTCCGCACCAGAGAAGTCGATCGCAAAGGGGATGCTGGAGAGCGGTGAGGTTGAGGACGTGGCGGAAGCCATTCGTCGAGCCCGCGCGCAGATCGATGCGATGGAGCTGGCCAGCGTCCGGAAGAAAGCGCGACGGAACTACCAGACCGTGCAGGTCGACCCGTTCACTGCGCTGGGCATCGGTCCTCGTGGCGAGGACATGTTGGGCCGCGACGCGAGCGACAAACAGCGCCAGATGTTGGAGCGTGCTGGCATCAACCCGGCGGGTCTCGATTCTGCGCAAGCGTCGAAGCTGATCGCGTCTCTCATCTCCAGGCGCAGCGCAAACCTAGCGACGTACAAACAGGTCAACCGGCTGATCAAGGGTGGACTAGAACGCGACCAGGCCTCGGGGTTGACGTTCACAAACGCGTCGGCCCTCATCACGAAACTGGCCGCGAATCGTTGGAAGGCGCCGTCTAGTTGGGATAGCTGGGTCGCAGAGGTGAGCCGGTGAAGAGAGTCCGCGGCTTCGAGGTCGCGAACGACATCCCCGAGACTGAGAGAGCCGCGCGACGTCTCGGGGATCGGGGGTTCGGGAAGATGGTCGAACAGCTCCGCCGCGATCACGGCAAGTCCAGAATCGTTTTTTCCGCGCTCGCCCACTGTGACGCGGCCGCCCTCGCTGCGATTGAGGACGGCAGGCAACGAGCAACGGTCGAGTGGCCCCGCATTGTGGCCGCGGTCACCGGCGCCGACTACCTGCAGGTGTGGGACGTTTGGTCGCGCGGTGCGCCAAACGGCGAGGTGCGGATGTCGGTCGAGGAGGCACGGGCGCAGATCCAGCGTTTGCTCGGCGAGGGCGTCGATTGCCCTTGCTGTGGCCGGCTGTGCAAAGAGGCGCGGCGGTCAGTCTCGAAGCCGATGGTGCGGTTCGCCCGCTGGCTCGTGCGCAGTTATTCGGGGGCCCCAGTCGACGCGCGTGCGTTCGTGAAACAGACAAATCAGCACGGCGGCGACTACGCCAAGATCGTCTATTGGGGACTTGGCCGTCGCGAGCCCGGCGGCGATCCGATGTGGTCCCCGACCACCCTTGGATACAAGTGGGTCCGCGGCGAGGCGAAGGTCCAGCGGGTCGCGGTCGTCTGGAGAAACGACGTGCTACGACACGAGGGGAAGCTGGTCACACCAGACGACATCGAACCAGAGACCCGTCCCGAGCGGACGGGCGTACGCCAATCTCTCCCAGGCATATCGTGCAACGCCGGCGAGGTGTCTGATGTGTGATGACGGCAGTGGTTGCGAGCGTGTGGCCGTGTGGCCGGGGCCTGGAAGCACTGTCTTCGGTGCGCGCACGTCATCTCGCTGCTACAGGAACGGATGGAATCCTACACCACAGACATACTAGACCTCGACTGTGGGGAGACTTGGCACAACGCGCCGCCCGGCGTGGCCGCCCGGCGTGGCCGCCCTGGCGTTCTGGATCCCATCCGACGAGATTGATCCGGCCGTTGCTGGACGCGCTATCATGGCCGACGAATGAATAACACGATCTTGATCGCGGCGTTGGCCGCACTGTCCTGCGGATGCTTGGCGAAGCGCCTGCAGATTCCCGCAGAGGACCACTACGTCCAAACGAGAGTCATCGCCGAGAAGTGCCGCACGCAGGGCTACGACGACTCGCCCTGCAGCGGGCAGCTCCAGGAAGACCTCGACGCGATGGTGAAAGGTGCCCAGGCAATCGACGCCGTCGCCAAGGGAAAAAAGCCCGAGTCGGAGGTGAGCGATGGATGAGGCGTTCGGCCGCGAACGCGTCCTCGACGTCCTCGCCAACCTAGGCGGAGGCCTCCGCCGCACCGGTCATGGGTGGCTGACCGAACACGGCGACGATCTTGCCGAACTCGGCAAGATCGAGGCGGAGGCGATCCTATCTGCGCTGAAGCGCGGCGACACTGCCGGCGCCAAGTTCCAGTTGGCGCTCCATATGAAGCCCGAGGAGTGGCGAGCCTACCGGGACGGTACCGTGGAGCAACTCCGAGGAATCGCGATCCAGCGCGCGCAACTCCTGGAGGCTCTCGAAGATCTCGGCCGTCGGAGCGCCGAGGCAATCGGCAAGGCCGCCGGGGCCGCACTCGGTCTCTGACTTGACCTGGGGGCTCTGATCCCCCACTGTGACGACCGCACCAAAAACGAAGAGGCCCAGGGGAGTGAACCCTGGGCCTCCGATGCAATGACCACGAACCTCCCGCCAAGAAGGCTCAATGCCAAAGTACACGATCGCGCGAAGCGAAGCAATCGACAACCTCAACATGTTGTGGCCGGAGCCCGACATGACCCCAACGGTGGTGGTCCGGCATAAAAAAAGCCGACCCCCGGGAGGGGGCCGACTGAATCCGTTGTGCTCGGCAAGAGCCCAAACGACCAGGCCCACAGTTCGCGAGCCCTGCTTGCTCGCAGACACTGTAGCGAAAAGCGTGCCAGTCGACAAGCTACTGCGCCGGATCGCCCCGGTGGAGATGGCACTCGGCGGTCCGATCGCATGGCAAGCGGTGCCGCTGCAGTGGCGCGCCGACGCTGACGTGGCGGGCCCAGACTGCGGCACCGTGGCCGACTTGCTCACCAGGTTGTCCGGCCGGTGGTGGCGCTGGGAATGGAGCAGCACGCCGCGCAGGCTCTGGGAGGATGTGATCCGAGCGAAGTGGCCGGGCCGCATCGGGCGGGCTCGGTTCCTCGCAGCATGGAAGCACCTAGACCGCCTCGGGCTCATCGCCCGGAAGGCCACGGCGTGGGTGATCGAGGCATGCCGACCGGAGGACAAAGCAGCCCGGCTCGCCGAAGAGTCCCAAGGTCTCGCGGCGTTGCCCACCCCTGGGCAGAGCCCTAGTAAGGAACGCGCACGCGAGATCGGTAAACCTCTAATCTACGCAACGCCACATACAGGGCACCCGAGCAGTTTCCTGCGTTCTGTAGGTTACGTAAGCACTGTCAGTAATCCCAACTTCCTCACTGCGAACCAAGATCGCGCACACGCACACGCGTTGCAGACACTATGCCAGGAGAACGATATGGGCGGAAATAACCCGACACCTCAGACGAACGACGCGGCATCAGGAGCCCCCGAGACCTCCGACGGCCAGACGCCCAGCCCGATCCCTCCGTGGGAGTCTGGGAAGACGGGAGCCGGCCCCCACGCAAAAATGTGGCCCTACCGTTGGAATGTCCTCCGGCAGCGGCTCGAAAAGGAATGGGCGCCGCAATCGATGCGGTACGGTCGCGGCCGGCGCCAAGCTCAGCGCGCCCAACGATTCGGCACGGCGCTCTATATGGCGCTGCTACCAAAGGGCGCGGACAAGCTGCAGAGCGCGAGCGACTACGCGAGCGACGAGGTCTGGGCGAAGGCGCTCCGATCGGTGTTCAACCGAGAGCACCCGCCCAACAGTCCGCTGGAGTTCATGGCGGCGGTTATCTCCGACTCCCTAGACGACACCGACCAGGCAAAGAAGCGCGAGAAGGCGAACGCCAAGCGCTACAAGCGGGTGGTGGGCGGCTCGATGGGGGTTGCGTCCGCAGATCAAAAAGTGCAACCTCGCGGAGGCATAAATGCCAGAGTCCCGCACAAATCGACGCAACCGCGCCAAGGGGTACACGCAGAACAAGCGGGTGCCGGACCTGGGGGACAGCATGCCCAGCCAGACCTGTTTGACGGGGATCGTCGGGACCGTTCCGAAGCTGTACGACCTGATAGACGCGAGCCTTCAACAGCTCGACTGGAATTGGGTAACCCTCGCCAAGGAGATCCCGTGCAGTCGCCAGCACCTGGAGCGACTAGTGAAGCGGCCGACCATCCCGTCGGATATATTCCTGCGCATCTGCGCGGTCCTGGGGATCAACCCCGAGGACGTGATCACAGCAACAAAGCTCGTCGAGTAGGACCATCCCATGACCGAACCCCAGCCCAACGAAGATCAGAACATCACCAGCGACCAGCGGCTGACGGCGATCCGTCTGCTGACGATGCGAATCGAGCGCAGGAACCAAGCGAAGAAAGCCGCGACCGCTGAGTGGCGCGAAGTACTCGACACCAAAACGCGAGCGCTGAACGAGCTGATCGAAGAGGAGACTCCGATCGACGACGAGGAGGCTTGCGTCGCGCGCCTCGATGAGATCCGCCTCGCGCTCAAAAACCGCAGGCAGGCCGAGACCGATAAGAAGTCAGCGATCGGAAAGATCAACGCGGAGATCGAGCAAGCCGAGAGCGCGCGCTACGAGATGATCATGACGGAGGGGGCGACCCAGTCCCACCTCAACTTCGCCGAGGATGGAGCGGCCGAGCCATGGCTGACGAGCGAGGCCGCCCGCGAGGTAGGGCTGGCGCTCAACGATGTCGCGAAGGATTCGGGCGGAGACCTCGCGCCCGAGATGGACGCACTCCGGCGCCGAGTCGAATCGATGGGGCTGGGAAAAATCCGGCTCGTCGACGAGGACGATGGCGAGGAGGATGACGAGGAAGAGAGCGAGGACAAGAGCGAGGCCGGACCCGACTTCTGAACGAAGCCCCCAGGGTTCACGGGAGGGGGACCATGCGGTCCCCCTCTTTTTGTTGCACCTGCGGGGTTGCACTTTCGAAAAGTGCACGGTAGCTTGTGCGTGGCGCCTCGGCGTCCCTTCCCCTTCACCTCCAAGGAACGAGACCAACGTGCAAGAACACGACCCCTACGGGGGCATGACCCGGAACGAGTGGATCGAATCGCGCAAGCGAGGGATCGGCGGTTCTGAAGCGGCGGCGCTGTTCGGCGTCCATCCCTGGACGTCTCCGTTCGCGCTGTACCAAGAGAAGATCGGCGCGGTCAACGACGACCGGGACTCGCCGGCGATGCGCTGGGGCCGACGGCTGGAGCCTGTGGTCCGCGACGCATACGCCGAGGAGGTTGGCCGAGTCGTCACCGTCGGCGTGACCAATCGGGCCCACCCGCGGATCCCGTTCATGCTCGCCAACACGGACGGAACGATCGGGCCGATCCCGGACTTCGATGGGCCCGGCGTGTACGAGGGGAAGATGACCCTCTCTCCCCACAATAAGGCGCAGTGGGACGTGGGCGTGCCGCTGTTCTACCAGGTCCAAACCCAACACTATATGGCGGTGCTCGGCCTGGAGTGGGCGGGCGTGGCGTGCTTCATCCCTGGCGTGTACGACCCGCTGCTGTACTGCGACATCCCGCGGAATCAGAGATTCATCGACGCACTAGAGGAGCGCGAGCACCGGTTCTGGCACGACCACATCCTCGCGGGCGTGGCTCCCGATCCTGATGGGTCGATGGCAACGACGAACGCGCTGAAGCTACTCCACCCGAAAGACAACGGCGAGATCATCACGCTCCCCGAGGAGTCGGCGATGTGGGCCCGACGGGTCGAGAGATCGAACGCCGCGATGAAACGCCTCAAGGGCGTGAAGGATGAGTTCTCGAACAAGCTCCGCGCCGCCATGGGGCCGGCGACTTACGGCATCCTCCCGGACTCAACCGGGTACAGCTACAAGCACCAGAGCCGCGCCGCCTTCTCAGTGAAGGCCAACGAGACGCGAGTGCTCCGACGGTCGAGCGCGAAGGCGATCGTCAAGGCACAGAAGGCACTCAACGAAGCGGCAGACGCAGCCCTCGCAGACGCGGGCCTCGATACGATTGGACTCTGAGACGATGGCAAGTAAATCCAAAAGCAGCACCACCGAACTACCACCCATGCCCCAGGAGGATGTAGTGTTGGAAAACTCAGAGGACCGGACCAAGATCGTCGTCGTCAAAACGATGCTGGAGCGTTCGAAGGATGAGGTCTCGCGCGCGCTCTCGGGACAGATGGACCCGGAGCGGTTCCTCCGCGTCGCGCTGACGACCTACCAGACGGGCGAGGGGCTCACGGAAACCGACCCGATCACGTTCATCGGGTGCATCGTCCAGGCGGCCCAGCTCGGGCTCAGCACGGACCCGTTGCTCGGCGAGTGCTACCTGTTGCCCCGCTGGAACAAACACCTCAAGCGCAAGGTCTGCACCCTGCAGATCGGCTACCAGGGGCTGATGAAGCGGTGCCGGCGGTCGCCGTTGCTGGACAACATCGACGCCGACGTAGTCCACGCGAACGACGAGTTCGAGGTGATCAAGGGGGTCCCCGACTCCATCATCCGGCACAAGCCATGCCTCCGGGGTGACCCGGGGCCCATCGTGGCGAGCTACGCGATCGCTCGATTCAAAACCGGGTCCTACGTGTTCCGGGTTTGCATGGTGTGGGAGATCGAGAAGGCCCGACTCCGAAGCGACGCCGGCAAGAAAGGGTGGGGGCCGTGGAAAACCGACTATGACGCCATGGCCATGAAGACGGCGATCCGCCGGCTGACCAAGGTCCTCCCGACGGACGACGTCACTCGCGCGCAGATCACGAACGAGGAGCGCGACGAATCAGTGATCGACGCGGCGTTCGCTGAGCGCATAATCCAGGCCGGGCCGCCGCGCTCGGACAACCCGCCGCAACAGTCAGTACCGGCGACCACCGACGACCTCGCGACCCAGCACGAAAACGAAAGGAGAGACGAAGATGTCCCACCCCCGACAGATCCACCGAACGAAGATCGATCCGAGGACCCGACCTGATCTGTGGCTGAGGCGCCCAGGCCGGTACGTGTTCGAGGTCCGCGATTTCTTCCGCCGCCCAGTGTCTTCAGGCCTCAACGCCATCCACGCGAGCTGCTACGTCCTCGGGGAGATGGACGGGCCAGACATCACGTCGAGCCCGTCGCGCGGCCTAAAGGTGTGCCGCCCGTTCGTCATCGAAGGCAAGGGGCTGTCGTGGACGGTCCGGTTCCTGGCGGTATGCGGGAACGCCGAGGCCTTGGTCGATCTCGAATCGGACAACGAAGTGAGCGGGGCGATCGCGTTCCACCCGTTCGTCGGGATGGTGGTCGAGCCGGACCAAACCGCGGGCAAGCCACACCGCGCGATTCAGATCGCATCGTTCGAACACCTAGATCCTGCGTTCGAGGTCGGGTCGGGCCCGTGGAACGGCGAGAGCATCTGCAGGGATGACCCACGGGTTTGATAGCGGACGATTTCACGATGGCAGAACGACTCCACATCGACGACAGATGGCTAGCGCAGACCTGGGACTACGGAGACATGGCAAAGGGATACAAAATCATGACCGCGGGCGCGCTGACGTCGATTCAGTTTGACGACGGGTATCGGGTGGAGGTCGACAGCCGCCACCCCGACCAACTCGCGGACGCGCTGGGCAGCATCTCACGCCACATTGTGGAGAAAACAAACGCTCTGGCACACGTCAAGGAAGAATTGAAGCGAGAGTGCGCCGCCCGCTCGGAGTTGAACGTCGTGTCGCACAAACTAAAGCGCGAGCACTGCAGCGAGAAGGCAGTACTGGAGGCGGGGCAGGCGCAACTCCGCAACGAGCTGGGCGAGGGCCAGCGCCGACTCGGTGAGGCGGAGGGGAAACTCCGCGCGCTCGACGAGATGCAGAACCTGCACCTGACGATGAGCGGACGGATGATCCGCACGACTCTCATTGAGCACGGTTGGACGCTCATCGGCGGCTCCGACCGTTTCCGTGCACCGATGGAGTTGTGCCCCGCGGATCGTCCGCGAACCGACTACGACGTGAAGGATGCGATCAACATCCACATGACCGCGCTCGGATCCAAACTCGCGCCACACGTCCAAATCCTACCTTTAGCACGACAGATCTACAGCGACCGGAGTCCCGCGGCACAGCTGCGAGTAATCAAAGAGAGCAGAGCAATGAACGACACACCTGACGACACCGACACACCTGACGACACCGAATATACACGAGGCCTCCCTACAGCCAAAGCACCCGCGCCAACACTAGAGCCGCCTGGCACGATGAAACAGATAGGGAACAACTTCGCAGCCGGCGCATTGTTGGCCGCGCAGCTCGGGGCGAGCCGGACAATGACCGCGCTTACAATCGAGGCGCTCGAAAGTGCCGGCATGCCTCGGGAGATGCTGGAGCACCCGCTGGTCAAAGCGTTGATCCAGCTCGGCACACCGGCCTTGCTCCGCGTCGCGGCGCCACACCTCCCTGGAGTGGGCGACTCGATGTCGAAGGTCCTGGACCACGTCCAGATCGGGGCGACGGCCAGCGTTGGCGGCGAGGTGATCGGGGTTGTCGGTGAGAAGATCCTCCCGATCCTGAAGGCCTTGAAAGAGCAGGGGGCCAAGTTCTCTATGCTCGAAGGCAAGGCCAGCGGGAACGTCGAACAGCTCGATCCAAAGTGACCGAGTATCTCATCTGCTCTGTCGACCCGGGCAAACTCTGCGGCGTCGCCGTACGGGTCCCGGGTCGACCACCCACGCTTCACCGCGTGAGGGGTAACCGCCTTGCGGATGTCGCCCGGATCGTCATGTCGCTGCGGGCGTTGGCGGATGAGAAGGGCGTGAGGCCGGTCGTCGTGATCGAGAATCAGTTTGGCGCGATGCGGAGCGGCAGGGACGGCAAGCCGTCGATCAATCTGAAGGGCCTCGCGACGTTATACCGCCGCCGCCACGAGTGGGAGATCCTGTGCCAGCTGTACGGCATCGAGGTCGAGACGGTCTGGCCCTCGACGTGGCAGACGCAACTGAAGCAAGTCCCGCCGCACAACCCGGACGGGAGCAAACGATCGACCAAGGCGAAGTCGCTCCACCTCGCGGCTCGGAAGTGGCCGACGATCTTCGACTGGACAGAAGACACCGCGGACGCGGCGCTTATCGGGGAGTGGTATCGAATGGAGCTGATGCGAAAAGGCGAGCTACTGTTTTGACGTTGCACGATCCGACCATCGGCCCGGCCCAGGTCAGCAAGCCCGTACACAAAGGGCTGAAGCTGCAGGCGGGTGCGTCGCTCGAAATACGGATCACGCAACCGTGCGACTTCACGGTCGAGATACGCGCGATCGTTCCGATCCGAAAGGACGGGAGGATCCGGCTATACCCGCAGGTGCTGGACACCCGCACGGGGCTCAAAGATGAGACCGAGCTATGGGTGACAATCGCGGAGCTGGCACAGTCGCGGCTGTGCGACGCGGCCGACCGCGCGGAGATCGAAGGCGGATGAAACGAGACCTCGAAAAGCAAAGAGCCTGGCAACGCCGATCCAAACCGCTGAAGCGGTCAGGGTTTAGGGGCGGGCGCAAGCCGATCAAAAAGTCAAACCCCGAGCGACGGCGCCGCGCGTACGATCGCAACTTCGGAGAGCGAGCCGACCACATCCGCGCCATGCCATGCCTGGTCGCCGCCGCCTGGTCGCCGCCGCAGTGGACCGAGGCCGGGGCGCCCCGATGTTTCGGAGACGTCCAGGCGTGCCACGCTCGCGCTCGCGGCATGGGCGGAGTCAAGGGTGACCGGCGAACACTCGTGCCGCTCTGCGCAGCGCACCACCGAGAGTCCGGCGAGCTGAACACGACGGAGCGCGCCGAGTTCGAGGCCCGATATCAGATCGACCTCACCGCGAAGGCGGCGGCGCTGGCGATCGTGTTCGACGGTCTGGGTGTCCCATGAGGTCGCTGTATCGCTACGTCGACCAGGGCGGCGTACTCATCCCCACCCTGGTGTCCGACGCGGCGAACGACGGCCGGGATAACGTCGTGCGGTTCATCGACCACCTCCCAGGGTGGTGGTGGTCGGGGTGGGTCGCGTGTGAGCACTGCGGCGGCCTGTACGTGGGTGTTCTCAAGCGGGACAGCAAGGGCGAGCGGCCCCCGGCGACGCTGCCGTGCGCGCTCTGCCCCCTCGCTGCGGTCCCTGAAGCTCACTGGACGGCGGCGGCAGCGGTCAAGTGCACCGAGTGCGGCCACGACTGGATCGAGGTGATCATTCGCACCATGGAGATCTTGCCAACGAAGCTCCAGTGCCCTGCGTGCCAGAGCCCCACAGATCAGCTAGAACCCTGGCCCCCGGACTAGACTCAGGATGGACGACCGCAAAGCCTTACGATTCGCCCTCGTGCTCGTCGCTGTGATCGGCGCGTTTCAGTTCTACGCTAGCTTCCTGCAGGCGGCGAGCCCCGAGGGGTTCCCGCGCATGGGGTTCCCGCGCGAGCCCATCGCTCGCACCGCCGCGCTTGAGCGCGTCGACGAGGTCTACCGCGCGATCGATGCGGCGACCGATGACCCGGCCCTGCGCGACGAGCTGCGCCGCCGCTGCCGGACTGAGTCGTGGTGCAACTGGTACGGCGTGACGGACGTCCACGCCGGAGACGCAAGCCTCGGGCGCAAACGATGGAGGAAAGCCGTCGCGCGGGGGTTGCTCGATCCCGAAGCGTGCGAGGTGCACGAGTTGGGCGAGACTCGCGAGGAGTGGGTGTGGTGGTCCACCGTCGGAGCGTTTGGGACAGTCTCGTCCTACGTCATCCGCCACCGTGGGGAGTGCGCGGACCCGCACGACATGGTCGACCCGTTCGTCGCGGCCGACCTCGCGGTCGCACACGCTGGCGTCCTCTGCCGCCGCTACAAGGCCTGCACCTGTCCGAAGCGCGCCCGGTGGTGGGCCGGCCCCGGACTCTGGGACAGGCGCTCACCGCTCGACAGGATGACCCGCACCGTTCGCCAGTGCGGCGAACAGCCAGAGAGCGACGTGGCCGTAGCATACGTCATGACGCCGTGGTGGTACTTCAACGAAGGCCTAAAAGGATGCACCCGTTTGGTTGCAATGATTCGGGAGATCGCGTTAGCCTGACCGGGTGAAGGCGGAGATCACGATCTTTCCCTACGGCGACTTCGAGGGCGCCCCGGTCCTCGCGCTCGACATCGGGACGACCATCACCCCCGAGGAGCTGATCAAGTACGTCCTCGGCGGCATGCGGACCGGCATCCAAGGGCTTTGGATCCGCGACGCCCCATGGGGGGATCACAACGTGGATCAGGCCCTGATGTACGTGATGGCCGACCCTAGGTGGTCAACGCTGCCGGTGCTCGGGGTTCGGAAGGTGGCCGTCGAGAAGTGGCTCACCACCGAGATCGGGTGGATCGCCGACTGTTCGGACCTGATGGCGGCACCGATCTCGCTGACCGGGATCCGCGAGTCGCTGCTGACTATGGCGTACCGCCCGCAGATCGCGGAGATCGTAGTCCGCAACCCGAGCCGCGCGAACGTCAAGCCCGCGGTCCTCGACGCGCTCTACGAGGACCTCGCACCCGCCGGGCGTGGCTGGCTCTACACGACCGGCGACCCCATCGAGGTGATGCCCGCGATCCTCGGCGCCGCGACCCCGTGGTGCGTCCGGAAGGTCTAGCGTGTTCGAGCTGCGTCTGCTGGAGGCGTTGAAGATCGCGGATCGCCTGGGGACCTGGGTGCTCTACGAGGCACGAGACGCGCGGACGATCGACTACCTGGTAGGGCACTTGCTCTACCGGGTCGACGACCTCGACCGGCTGCGATCGCGCACAAAGAGCGAGGACAAGCGCCGACGCTACGCGGAGCTGGTTGGGTACTGGCGGCGCGCGGCGCGGTGGGTGGCGAGCCTCGACCGCCAGCATGGGGCGGAGATGGTCGATCGGATCCTCCACCACATGGAGGAGAACCCGAAGTACCGCGCGATCCCGTACGTGGTGGCCAATAGCGGGCACCCTACGCTCCGATCCAGTGACGTGGCCCCGAGGCGGGTCGGCCGGCCGCGAACGCGACTCAACGTCAAAGAGCGGCCCTTGCCACGCTGTGGGGACTGCGGACGGGCCACACTATAGCGATGACGGTCCGAAGAAAAACGAAGCGGCCCCGTCAACGAGCGCTTGCAAATACCGGGACAAACGAGATCACGATCGAACAGCACGGCCGCGCCTACCGGATGTGGATCCTCGGGGTTGACCCTCGGGACATCCAACGCGAGTGCCGGCTGACCGCGAAACAGTGGGCGTGGATGTTCAGGACGGGCGACGCGTCGGCGGAGCTTCCGAGCTTCGAATCGATGTGGATCGAGGAGGTCGTGGTGATTCGCGGCTCGGCGATCGAGGCGGCCAAAGAGGTGAGCACGCGCGCACCGTCGATCATTCGGCGCCGCATGATCAACGCCGAGGTTGCCGGCATGGTCCTCAATCGAATGCTTGGGGCCTGGTACGACGACCTCGCTAAGAAGGTCGACGCAGGAGAGAACGTCGAGCTGTCGGTCCCCTCGCGTAACACCCTACGAGCGCTGAAGGTCCTCACCGATATCTCGAACGGAAAGGCCGCCGCCGACATGTTCAAGTCGATCTACACCGACACGGCCGGCGCGCGTGCAGTGATGCCCGCCGCAAACTTCACCGCCAAAGGTGAGGCTGATCCGCTCGGCCGTCTCGTCGACAAAGCCGACACCGAGAACGCACCGACCGAGATCACTGACGGGTTCTGGACCGAGTGGCAGCGCCTGAGTCCAGAACAAAAAGCCGCCTACGCGAACGACGGCACCGACCCCGACCCGAAGGACATCCTAGATGCCGAAGCAAGCGAAACCTGACCTCTCCCGGATCAGCCCAGACCTACGGCCGCTCGCGGTCCCCATCTCGACGCTGACGATGGACACCGCGAACCCAAAGGGGCACGGATCCGATCAAGTCCAGACGTTGGTCTACTCGCTGAAGGAGTTCGGCATGAGGCGGCCGCTCGTGGTGAACCGGAACGGGATGGTGATCGAGGCGGGCAACGGGGTCCTGGAGGCCGCGATTCAACTCGGGATGACGCACGTCCCCGTGGTGCACGAGGACGACAGTCACGAGAAGGCGCGCGCGTACAGCATCATGGACAACCGCTCCAGCGAGCTATCGGACTGGACGCCGGAGCACGCCAAACTAATCAAGGAGCTGAAGGGGACAGAGCACGACGTGATCCGGATGGGGCTCTACGCGCCCGGCGAGGTGCGACAGATCCTCGACGACTACGAGCCCGACGACGCCGAGCCTAGGGCAGAGTTCCCGAAGATGGGCACGATCCAAGAGATCGACAAACCGGAGGCACCGACGCAACCGATCACGCAACCGGGGTGGGTCTGGCGCCTCGACGATCACCGGGTAGGGTGCGGTGACTCGAAGGACGAGACATTCGTCCGGAGCCTGTTCGGAACGAAGCGGCCACAGGTTGCACTGTTTGATCCGCCGTACTGTTCGGGTGGATTTCAGGAGTCCGGCAAGAGCCGCGGATCGTTCCCAGAGTCCGGCGAAGGCAACGTCGCGGCCGACGTCATCGCCTCCGACAACCTCAGCACGCGCGGCTACCAGGCGCTGATCTCCAACGTCCTCAGTGCGTGCAAGGTCCCGACGGTCTACATATGCACCGACTGGCGAATGTGGATCCCGCTGTTCGACACGGTCGAGGGGAACGCCCTGGCGATCCGGGCGATGATCGTCTGGGACAAGGGGCACCCCGGGCTCGGCGGAATGTGGCGCGGTCAGCACGAGCTGATCATGTTCGCGACGCGCCACAGCAAGAGCCGGCAGCCAGGCGCCCCGACCGGCGGCAACGTGATCCAGTGCAAGCGCACCGGGAACAAGCACCACTACACCGAGAAACCCGTGGAGCTGTTCGCGAAGATCCTCCACGAGGACGCGATGAGCGGCCGCAAGGGCCCGGTATTCGACCCGTTCATGGGGTCAGGCACCACGATCCTCGCGTGCGAACAGATGGACCGCAAGGGCATCGGGTGCGAGATCGATCCGAAGCACGTCGACGTCGCGGTTAGAAGGTGGGTGGAGCTGACACGAAGGACGGCGACCGCCTACATCGGGACCAAAAAGGTCGGGGAGCTCGCCCCTAAATGAAGGTGGTACGCTGCCCCCATGAAGATGCCACAAGGTGTTTCGTCATGGGAGATCGCCGGCATATCCGCGTTCCCGCTCGTGGAGGCCATGCTGTCGCTCGACATCCCCGCGAAGCTCGGGTGGTCACCCGAGCAATTTTTCTCCGTCCTGGCGGGCCTCATGACCCTCATGGCGATGGGGCGAGCCCTCCAGTCCAACCGCACCGCGAAGAAACCGGCCGAGTAGGAGGCCCGTGAGCGCGTGGACGGCAGAACGGGTCACCGAAGACCCGGACGGGGCCGCCCGCCGGGGATTCGCGCGCCGCCTCCAGAGGATCGAGGAGGCGCGCGCTAACCCGGACGCGTTCGTCGAGTTTTGCGCCGAGGTTGTCGGCGGCACGCTGGCGAAACAGGATCCGGTCCACTCGGAGTGGCAAAGGATCTGGACGATGTTCGATCGGGCGATCATCCTCGCGCCCGTTGGCCATGGCAAGTCGACCCAACTCGTGTGGCGTCTACTCTGGGAGCTGGGCCACAACCCGGACCTGAAGATCGCGATCATCTCCGCGACCCAGGGGCACCCGAAAAACCTGCTCGGGATGATGAAGCAGGAGATCGAGGAGAACCCGCGCGTGCGCGAGGTGTTCCCGAAACTCCAGAAGGCTCGTGGCGCTCGCGAGTTGTGGACGTCGACCGAGATCCTACTGGAGCGGGAAAGTCGGGACCCGAACCCGTCCGTTCGATGCTTCGGTCTTCACGGCAAGATCCTCGGGGCGCGCGCGGACATCATCGTTCTCGACGATATCTGCAACATGGAGAACACGCTCTCCGATATGCAGCGCGAGAAGGCGGTCGAGTGGATCTCGTCGGAGGTCCTGTCGCGGCTCAAGCCGGGCGCTCGCGTCTGGGCGATCGGCCATATCTGGCACGAGACGGACGCGCTCCAGATGCTGCGCAAGAAGCCAGCGTGGGCATACTTCCGCTACGAGGACATGGTCCCCAAGGGGACCGGAGCCCGCGCGGTTCAGATCAACGAAGGCGCGACGATCGCCGATGCGATCGCCGACATGGTCGCGAAGGGGATGGAGGGCGAGGAGCCGCTGTCCCCCGGGGTGATGCCCGAGGAGGAGATCGAAAAGAAGGCCGAGGAGCTTGGCCCGATCTACTCGATGATGATGCTTAAGAACCGACTGCCATCGCGGTCGGCCGGTCGGTTTCGTCAGGAGTGGTTCCAAGAATGCATGGCGCTCGGTGCCGGGCTTAGCTTCCTGCCCAACTGGCCGCGCGGCGCGGCGCCGACGTACACCGGCGTCGACCTCGGACACCGGAAAAAGGCGGGCGCCGATCTCACCGTGCTGTTTACGGTGGCGGTGCTGCCCACCGGCATCCGGCAGGTGATCGACATCCGCTCGGGGCGCTGGACTGGCCCCGAGATCCTCGATCAGATCCGGTACGTTCATCACCATTTCCACTCAATCATCGCGGTCGAGAACAACGCCGCGCAAAACTACCTCCTGGAGTTCGCGGCGGAGCTGGACACGCTCCCGATGCGTCCGCACCACACCGGGATCAATAAGTACGACGCCGCCCACGGTATCGAGTCCCTCGGCCACGAGCTGCGCCAGGGGCGGTGGATGCTCCCGTGCTCCCGCGACATGATGCCGCCGGCCGAACTGACAGCGGCGATCAACGGCGCGCTGTCCTACGACCCGACCCGCCACCCATCCGATCACCTCATGGCGTGGTGGATCTGCCGCGAAGCGATTAGGCTCAGCCCAGCGACGCAGGGGTTCGAAGTCCCCGACATCGACCACATGATCAGATAGCGGGTACCATGGCAGACATGTCCGACGACGAGACCGACGACGACCTCCCCGCAATCCCGGAGGTGTACGTGATGCGGATCCAGGAGACCCGCCGCTCGATAGATCTGCGGGCGAAACAATCCTACCTCCGGCAAACCCAGCACGACCACCGCAATCTGACGTGGGACGGCGGGCCGCGAGACCCCGGGATCGGCTACATGCGCGAGCGTCTCGAACCCTACGGGTTCACCGTGACGAACGGCGCCCCATACGGAAACCGTCGACCCTCGTGCCCGTATCCCATCGGTCGCCAGGTGATCCGGGCGTTCACCGACATGGTGTTCGGCTCCTCGGAGCCCGACCTGTCGGTTCCGGCCGATCAACGGACGGGGCGATACCTCGCGGCCATCATGCGGGAGTCCAACGCCTGGGACACGCTCTCGGAGTCACGCGACTTCAGTGGTGCATGTGGCGAGACTGCGATCCTCGCTGAGGTGATCGAGGGGGAGCCGTCGACCGAGCGACTCAACACCGCCGACCTGAAAGTGATCGAGTGGGAGGACCGCAAGGGCTGGGTTCCCGCCGTCGTGATCGAACAGCGACTGGTCGAGACGACAGAGGAGGACGAGAAAACGAAGAAACTCGAAACCGTGAAAAAGTGGAGGACCCGCTACTGGGACCGGACCCACACGCTTGCGTTCGAGGATGTCCCCGAGGACTACGGCAAGGATGAGATCTCGAAGGGTGAAGCCCCGCCGCCGATCCTGCCCGAGGGCGAGCCCGTCGAACACCACGCCGGACGGTGCCCGGTGGTGTGGCTGCAGAACACCAGGTCGAGCAAGAGTCCCGCGGGAGAGTCGGACCTCGACGGCGTGCACGAGACGGCCGACCAGCTGGACAAGCTCCAGTCGATGACGATTCGAGCGAGCAACGCCAATGCCGACCCCACGCTGGTCTACAAAGATGAGCGAGCGGAGCGCCGCCGCAACCCCCAACTAAAGAAGGGGTACGGCGCGCGGATCGACGTTGGGCCGAACGGTGACGTGAAGCTGCTAGAGACCACCGGGTCGTCGATCGAGACAGCCTGGATCGGGATCGAGAAACTCCGTTTCGAGATCCTGCAGACCACGGGCGCCGTGATCGTCACGCCGGAGTCGGCGAGTAACTACAAGTCCGGCAAGGCGATCCAGATGCTGTGGCGAACGATGGAGAGTCGATGCAGCATGCGGCTACGCGTGCCTCTGGAGACTGGGATCCGACAGCTGTGCGCGATCTGGATCGCAGTTGGCACCGCGATCAAAGTCGCGTCCGTCGAGGACGAGGATCCCAAGGGCGTGATCCTCCCCCCGCGAGTCATCGAGCCGAAGGCCGAGGACAAGACTAAAGCGCGCGAGGCCGGGAAAGACGTAAAGCCAAAGCTTGAGCCTCACCAGGTGGGCGACGGTAGCTACGTCGAGGTCCGGTGGTCGCCGTACCACGAGCCGACGGCCGAGGACCTCTTGGCGTACGCCAGCGCGCTCGCCAACGCGAACGGTCAGAAGCCGCTGATCTCGAAAGAGACCGCGACCCGCGAGTTCATCAACGTGATCGGCAACGTCGACCCCGACGAGGAGCTGGACAAGATCGCCGAGGAGCACGAGGAGGGGATGGAGGAGTTCGGCGCCGCTATCGGTGGCGCGGGTGGTGTTCCATTCGGGAAACCTGGTGAAGGCGCCAAGGACGACGACGCCAAAAAGAAAGACGGCGACAAGGACGACGGCGCAGGGGACGACAAGGGCGAAGCCAACGACAAGGACGACGGGAAGGCCAAGGCTGATCAGGAGTGAGCGCCGACCGCATCGCGGTGCTGCTTGAAGTCCAGCACCGGTGGATCAAGGGCAAGCTGCGGAGGATGTCGCGGCGGCAGTTCGAGATCGTGAGGGCGGCAATGCTCCACGTCGAGGCCGAGCTACGCACGGTGCGCTGGGGGAGTTGGGGGGAGGCCGAGCGCCGGGGGACCTTGATCATGCTGGCGCGCGCGGTGTCGGCGATGACGGCCTACCAGGTGGCCGAGCTTGCGGCCGAGCTACCCAACATCGTGCGCATGAGCCAAAAGCATTCGGCGAAGTGGCTCCGCACCCTCGACAAGCAATTCCATGGTTCAGTGCGCCCGCTTCGGTTCGACACGCTCGCGTGGTGGGAGTCGAAACATCCCGAGTTCGGCGAGGTCCGGCTCCGAGAGTTCCGCAAGTCGCTCAACCGCTACGGTGCGGCCGCCGTCAAGGCCACCGAGGACGCTCTGGCTCGCAACGTCCTGCTAGGCCAGCCGTGGTGGGATGCCCGCGACGACGTCCGCAGGGCGGTGCGTGGGGCCGTCAGTAGCCAGGACTGGAGAGTTGATCGGATCCTCCGGACCGAGACCTCCGCGGTCTACAACGGGACGATGCTCGCGACGCTTCAATCGGAAGACTCCGCGGATGACCCGATGAACAAGCGCCTCGCGGCGACGTTCGACGCGGCGACGGCCTTAGATTCGGTCTTGCTCGATGGCCAGATCCAGCCCGTCGGAAAGCCGTTCTACGACTCCTACCACGGGTTCGAGTACATGGCGCCGCCCAACCGACCGAACGATCGCGAGATCGTGATCGGCTGGCGTTCGAGCTATGGCGACATTGATCTGAAGCACGCCACGAGGAGCCAGCGCCAGGCGGCCGAGAGAGCGGCCGACAAGGCGGCCCGGGGGAGAATGGGGCGCACGGGTGCCGCGGCCGAAGTCGGCGCCCTGGAGCGACAGCAGGCAGCCCTGGAGATCCAGGCACGCCAGTTCACGGACCCCGAGGTCCGCGCGTCTGTCAAGGGGCAGCTGGGATCGGTTCGTCGCCGCTTGCGAGCGCTAAGTACTTCCGGACGCGGCGGCGCTGGTACAGGCCGGCGTTCGATCCCCGCGTGATCGTGATCGTCCCGTAGTCGAGGAACACGTCCGCGAACTCCATCGGGAGCGGGCCCCAGTAGGGGAGGACCGAGGGGAACGGCGCCCCGGCCGGCGCCCCTTTGAACGGGATTCGGCCCGACCAGTGGCACAGTACGTCAGCCGTTACGATGTCGCGGCCGTACCAGACGGTGTCGGTGCGGGAAGGCCAGAGCCCGATCACCACGCACGAGCCAACCCCTCCCGCGTTGGCGCCCGCTCCGAAGTAGCGGGCCCGCGAGGTCCAGAGCTGCAGGGCGGTCCCGTACTCGGAGTTGCAGAACACACGGGTGCCGCGCCCGTAGACGGGCCAGGGCGTCACCAGGCCGTCGTCCTCCTCGGTGAGGGAGCGCGAGGCCCCGACCACATCCCCGGCCCCTCCGCACGGGTCCAGATCGATCACAGGGTCGTCCGCGCTGCGCTCCACGGGGGGCGGGTGTCGGCCCATGACTATATCGACAGGGTCGAGGACGAGCCGCGGCGTCTGCCACATTTGGTCCTCGCTTGACATCATCACATCCAGCTTGCTCATGGTTCTAGGCCTTTCCCCCGACTCCGCATTGCGGACACCGGGCCACATGGCCGCATCGGAAGCACCTCCCGGTTGCAACCGGCCGGCAAAGAACGCGTGCACCTAAACAGGTGCATCATTTACGCACGGCCCTAAGCAGGAACGATGCGGAGACGATCACGCCGGCGACAAAACAGGACGCACCCAAAACGACGCCATAAAAAAGCGCCTCGCTGAGGGGGATGGCCTGCTCCATTGCTCTGTCGTTGTAGACTACGATCGGGCGATGTGCAACCCGAAAGGTGCACATCTGACTTGAAGGTCGCCGCAAGGCACGTCACACTCCTACCGTGTACATCAGTGAGCAGATGATCGCGACGCTTGCCCGGGTCAGAGCGCGGCGCGTCAAGGTCGACGACCTGCGCGAGCAAGATCTGAACCGGCTCGTAGCGAAGGGGCTCGTGCGCGTTCGGTTCAGCGACATAGGATTGACGTCGATCGGAGATGTAGCCCTGGCGTCTTTCAAGCTAGGGAAGGCGTGCGCGTGACCTCCGAGGTCCTGGACAAGCGGCAGAGCGAGGACGGCCGCACGCTGGTGACGTGGCACGCGGACGGGATGCTGCGGGCGTGGGAACGCGGGACGGCAGAGACCCACCACGAAGTCCGCGCGTCTGGCTGGGCGCGCGTCGACACTCACCGGCCGCCCGCACCGCCAGACCCCGAGGACATCGGGGCGGTGGTCGGTGCGGCGTTCGACCATGAAGTGGTCCACCGGGTGCGCGCTGTGTCGCTCATCTACGGGCTCTACCCCGAGGTGTACAGCCGATCGATCGAGTCGCGCGGGTTCGTCCGGGCGCACACCGATCCAGCCTCGACGCTGAGGCACTACGAGGCAGACGTCCGGGCGAAGCGCAGCGGGGTGAAGCCGCCGCCAGAGGCCAGGAGTGGGGCCGGCGTTGGTCCGGGCGGACTTGGAGCCGTGAGGGAATGAGATTCACCGTGTCGATCCTGGACCTCGCGATGGTGGCGCTACTCGGCGGGCTCATCGCGAGCGCTCCGACCGTGGCCCATTCAGCCCTGCACCTTCTGGCACTCGCCGAGGGGGGAGTGTAGTTCCTGATACTGACGCGCCGCCGGGTTCGCGAATGATGCGGGAGGTGAGTGCGGCCAAGATGCTCGGCCGCAAACGGGGCTCCGCCGCCGGGCGCCTTGCGATCTACCGCTGGGGGATCGAGTTGTCGTGCGGCCACACGTTCGAACGGGAACGAAGGCAAGGCGACGAGATATGGGCGGGTGAGATGCTCGCGTGCCCGCGGTGCCTCGTGGGGGAGCGCTCAGCGAAGCAGGCAGCCGCGAGGGCGAACGCGTCGGGCGAGTCGACGAACCGGACGAGCGCGTCGGCCGGGTGGGTCAACCCCTCGAAGCTCGGCGGCAAGTGTCGGTGGTGTGACGGCGAGGTGGCCAAGCCGCGGCGCACGTTCTGCAGCGACACTTGCGTCCACGAGCACCGGATCAGATCGGACTCAGGCTACGCGAGGATCCAGGTCTGGCGTCGCGATCTTGGCGTTTGCGCAGGTTGCGGTATGGACACGAAGCGAATGGTGCGGGCGATCGTCCGGCACCGGGCCCGGACATGGCGCAGCCACAGTGGACCGGGCCGAGCCTTCGCGGCGTGGGTCAAGTACGACAAGGGGAAGCTGTCGCCCGATTGTGAGTTGGCCCGGTTCTGCCGGCTGCTCAAACTGCCGCCGCCGCCGGTCCACCGGATCGACACCCTCTGGGACTGCGACCACACGACGCCGGTGGCCGAGGGCGGGGGCGAGTGCGGGATGGACAACCTCCGGACCCTCTGCGTCTGGTGCCACCGCGACGAGACCACGAAGCTCCAGCGGCGACTCGCGCGAGCCAAGGCCCGCGAGAAGCAGCCGGAGCTATTCAGCGACGCGGTTACGGATATCGTCCTCGACGAGGATGGGACAGGGCTTGGATAGATCGCAGGTCGCGGAGCCGCAGCACTCGCAAACGTGAGTCGCGAGCGCGGCACCGCAGAGCGGGCACCCCTCGGCGGGCCAGGCGACCATCGCCCCACACCCGCCGCACTTCCGCTCAGTGGGATCGGTTTGCTTCAGTTTCGTCACTGGGCCCAGGACACACCGGCGAGGTTCGCCATCAGAAAAAAGGCCCCGGCGAGCGCGAGCGCTGGGTAGAGCGTAAGGGTGGCCGCTCGATGCCAGGACATATCACCCCGGGTGACGATGTCGGATTGCGCGGCCGCCCCGATGATGGCCAGGACAATCCAGGCGAGAAAAGTCGCGATAAAAGTAACGACCGCCATCACGACATCGATCCGCGGAACGCGACCGCTGTGGCGTGAGCGACTGCCCGGGATTGTTCGATCGACTTGCACGAGCCCTCCGCGTAGCAGTACGAGCCACCGTCGTCCCGGTTATCGAACGACACCCACCAAGTATGTTGCCCGGCCGAGGCCCCGGTTTTGTCCGGCTCGCGACAGACGGCGATCGCGGGGCTCCACTCCTCGGCGCCGCCAAGGGTCCCGCCCTCCTCATCCTCCCACCCCGCGGGGGTTTCGTACTGGGGCGCACGCTCGGTGGCGATCCAGGTGGTTGACTCGGCGGAGATCTTCAACTCGGGGAGGTCCATTGCTCGGCCAATGTACACCACAGCGGAGCGGATGGCAATGGGAAAGTGCGCACGAAAGGGTGCACGAGTATCTAGGCAGATGCGCGGGGGTCAGCTACCCTCGCACACGATGGCCGAGATCCAGATCACACTCTCCGCTAACCTGGTGATCAAGCCAGCGGCGCAAACGGCACCCGCGTCCGCGTCACCGGGGACCGCGATCCCGCTGAAGCTGCGCGACAACAATCTGTCGGCGAGTGGGGAGATCTCCCAGATCTGCCAGACC